ATGACGACCATCGAGGCGAACGCCGAGATCCGCGCGTTCATGGCGGCGCGCGCCGGCCGCCCGCTGTGGCCGGAGGAGCAGGCGGAGTATGAGCGGCTGCTGGAGGCGTGGGCCGCGGCGGTACGCGCGGAGCTGGTGCAGGCCGCTTAGGGCCGCCATTCCTCGCGGTAGTCGGGGTGACCGGCGTAGAGCACGGCGAGCAGGCGCAGCGTGGTGCACGGGTAGTACGGGTACTTGTCGCGGCCGAGGTCGCACTCGGAGCAGTAGGTCTGCATCTCCTGCGGGTCCTCGACTTCGCGGTGAAGGTCCAGGATGCGCCGCTTCACTTCGACCTCGGCGAAGGTGCGCGCCGGGGTGTGACACTCTGAGTGGCGGACCCATGCGCGCGGTTGCTCCTCGTAGCGCGAGCCGGTCTGCCAGCCCAGCGCCTCCTTCGCGATCCACTCCTCTTCGTCGAGCCGCGCTCGCAGGAACTGCATCAGGTCGTCCACGAGGTTCTCTCCAGGTAGCCGTTCGCCCCGCCCGGACAGCGGCCGGGCGGGGCGATTCGAGCAGCGCTCCCAGCATGAGCGCACACATTGAATGTGGTGATTCGAGGGTACGGCCGGGCACTGACAACGCCGGTCGGGTCAGCGGCTCATCTGGAGTACGACGACGAGGGCGACGATGATGGCGACGACCGGCAAGGAGTCGCTGACGGCGCGGCGGTAGGCGGTGTCGTGGAACCACCTCTGCATGATTCGGATCACGGGCGTCTCCCGGGGTAGGTGGCCCCGCCGCGCGGGGGATCGCGGCGGGGCCTGGTCTGAGTGTGGCAGAGCGACGGCACTCGGCGGGGCGCCTGCGGATGCGGGTAGCCGTGTCCTGCCCCAGCCTGGAGTCATGGCGCGCATCGTGATCCAGGAGCCGTCCCCGACGGGCGGGCGGCGGGTGCGCGTGGACGGCACGATCCTCGGCCTGGCTTGGAGCGACCGGGACGTACTCGAGTTCCTGCGGCGGGCCGGGCTGCCCGACGCCGAGCACCTACTCGACGACCCGGCGTGGGTGGAATGGCGCGGCGGTCGGCCGCACGACTACGGCGAGGGCGGGCTGAGTAGCGCGTGAAGATGGGCCCCGGCTCTGCGAAGCCGGGGCCCAAGCGCGCCTCAGGGGCAAGCCCTTCGCAGCGAGGCGCGGTGAAAGCAGTGTGGATCCTGGGGCGATCGCTGGCAAGGGGTGCGCATACAAGAAGCGCCCCGCCGCCTGCCGGAGCAGGGGCGGGGCGCGGTCATGCGGACCGTCGCGTGGAGTGGGCGTTGATGGCGGCAACCCATGGGCGCAAGGCGGCGCCTACAGCCGTCAGGATTGCTGTCGCCTGCTGTGCCAGATGTCGTTCCAGTTCGGACGGCTGGCGGCATGGGGCGTGACGCTCGACCTGTCGGAGCGCGCGTTCTGCGGAAGGGTACGGGTGAAAGGCCATGTCTCATGATGCCCGGGCCCGCCGACAATGAAGGCTGGTTACGTGACTGTCGCGTCGAGTGTCTCGGTGGGCGGCGGTGGCGGCTCCGGCGACGGAACGGGCGGCGGCTCGACGAGGCCGAGCCGTACCAGCGAGCCGAGGTCCCCGGCGGTCTCGTCGACGCGCGGCTCCGCAGGCTGCGGCGCGGGCTGGTCGGGCATGGTTACACTCCGGTGCGGTTGTACTCGTCGACGAGGTCGGGCGGCGCGGGCGGGGTGATGCCACCGGCACGCATCTGCAGGGTCAGCTCCCCCACGTACCCGGCGAAGGCGCGGACGATGGACCGCAGCCTGGTGGTCTCGGTGCGAAACTCGCGGATCTCCTCTTGCATGTCGTCGCGGATCGCCTGGAACGCGGCGAGGTCCCGCTCGCGCTGCGCCGGTTCTGCCGCGGCCTGCGCCGCTGCCCGGGTGGCCTCGGCGGTAGCCGACGCTGCGGCCCGCGTGGCGCGCGCGGCGAACCAGCCTGCGACCACCATCCCCACCGTGCCGAACGCGGCCACCACTCCTGCCCAGATACTCATGCGCCCTTGCCTCTCCGGGCGTGCGGCGCTGGGGGGACCGAGTGCTCGGGCACCGTCGCCGCCCACAGGATGACCCCGACGTGCGAGGTCAGGTACCAGATGGCGGCGTATCCGCCGCGGGGGTAGTCGCCGCTGACGACGGCGACGGTGTAGGCGGTGGCCCACGTAGTGGGGGGCACGAGAGCGACCGCGAAGCCCAGCCCGTCCCGGCCGACACGCAGCCAGGCGCAGGCGAGCATGGTGAGCCCGGCGACGATCCACAGCCACGCCCAGCAGTGCAGCGGCGCGACACGGGTCAGCAGGTCAAGACCGATGGGATGGGGCTGGGGCTCGACGAGGAAGCCGATCCCCCAGCACGCTTTACCGGTCCCGAGCACGAGGAGAAAAATTCCGCGGCGGCCCAGGTGCTGCTTCAGCCGCCGGGCCACCGCGCACACTCACACCCCCGTGGCGAGCGACGCCGAGTTCTTGATGCTGCTCCAGCGCGCGATGATGCCCTTCACCAAGGACAGGACGGTGGCTACGCCTCCGACCAGCGCGGCGTACCACATGGACGCGTCCAGCGGCGTCGTCACGACGACCCCGCCAATGAAGGCTTGCAGGAACGTGGACAGGATGCGTTCGACGAGGTCGCGGGCGAACGTGCGCGCCGTCTTGATGACGGTCTCGGCGGACGGCAGGGTGGTCGGTTCGGTCATGGTGGCCCCTTCAGGCGGTGAGCTTCTTGAGGAGGGCTTCGATGCGCTCCAGGCGGGCGACGAGGTCGGCTTGGCGCTGGTCGGCGTAGCGCAGGAAGGTTCCGGCTTCCCTCGTGTTGTCCGCGTCGGTGTCGGTGGGGCTGACCAGGCGGTAGGCCCAGACCTTTTTCACGTCGGCGTCGGTGAGTGCCACGTTCGTCTCCTCAGGGGTGGGGGTGCCGGGCTTTCCGGCGAGCCGCTTGGCGATGCGGGCGCGCATGTCGGGCATGGCGAAGCCCTTTGGGTCGACCTTGTCGGCGGACCACTCCAGGTGCCCGATCACCGACTTCGCGGACCAGCCATGCGCCCGGCAGACGGCGGCCGAGACGCGCTCGATGGCGTCCAGCTGCGCGGTGGGCCAGGGGTCCTTGCCGTCGCCGAGGTTGATGCACTCGAAGCCGTAGAACCTGCTGTTGCCGTCGACGCCGTTGGCGTTGCCCTTCGTCGGCTTCGACGGGGCGGCGCCGTAGGACTCGTCGATGACCTGCTGCAAGACGCTCGGGTCGCCGCCGCCGGCGTGGTTCGCGCGACCGTACCCGACGAGGTGCACGACGCCAGCCTTGTCGATGACGCCGTGGCACAGCGGGCCGGGCAGCGACGTGTAGCCGTCGTAGCAGAGCTGCACGGACGACGCGGTCCCGGAGGACACGGTGTGGTGGATGATGACGCCGTTGACCGGGCCCCACGCGCCCTTGCTGTTGCGGTTGTGGGTGCGCCAGGAGCCGACCTCGACGACCTTGACGCCCTCGGCTCGGAGCGCCGCAAGGAACGCGGCGGCGGACAGGGGTGTGGCCATTACGCCTCCTCGTAGGTCGCGGCGAAGATGTCCGGCTTGCAGGGGTAGTGCTCGCCCTGCACGCCACGGATGATCCAGTCGCCAGGGGATGCGGTCATGTCGCCTTCGAGGGTGTGGATGACAATGCCGTCGTGTAGGCCGCGGCCGGGGCCGGGCAGCTTGGTCTCCTCGACTTTGCCCGCCTGCCCCATGAAGGCGTCGACCTCGTCGCGATTGGTGCCGTCGTACCGGACGGCGTCGACCTCGACGGGCCTCTTGCGGTATCGGGCCATGGGGCCTCCATGCATACGAAAGGCCCCGGCGAGGCGGGGCGTTCAGGGTGAATGCGGGCTGGTCAGAGGCTGTAGAACAAGCCATTCAGGCTGATCCACGGCGGGGTGATGCGCTCGCTGGCATTGGTCGCCGTAGTGCCCACGATCTTCAAGTGTCCGTCGGGCTGCGCGTCGAGCTTGAGCGACAGCGAGTCCGAGGTATAGGCGGAGCAGGCTGCGGGCACGGTGCGCAGCGACCCGGGCCGGGCGGCCGACGGGAGCGGCGTGCTGGTGATGATGCCGCCGTTGCGGATCACGGTGGGGCTGCCGGAGTAGGTGATGTCGATGCCGCCCTGCAACATGACCGTCAACTCGCCGAACAAGTTGACCACGCGGTACTGGGCGGTGCCGTTGTCGTTGCCGTTGTGGGAGAAACCCGAGGCCAGCGGAATCGTCGTCCACGCCGAGGTGCCTGCGGCGACCACGGTCCAGGCGGTCCCGTCGTAGACCGTCAGGAGCTTCTCGGCGGTCAGGAAAGCGGTCATGCCCGCGACCGGGCTGGTGATGGTGGCGTTGCGGGCGGACGCGGACGCGAACCGCATGACGCTGCGCGGCACGAGGCCCGTCGCGAGGTTGCCGGCCAGGGTCTCAAGGTTGGGGGCGTCCGGCAGGGCGTAGACCTGTACGCCCTGCCCGTAGGTGTCGGTGGTGGGCATCAGGCCCCCGGCGCCGGCAGGAGCGTGACGTCGTGGCCGCCGGTGTAGGAGAGGGTGGCGCGGGTCTCCTGGTTGCCGCCTGCGTTGGCCAACTGTTCGGCGGCGAACGTGGCGATCGTCTGCGTGATCCGGTCCAGCAGTTCGGGGGTTACGCCTTGGCCGTAGCCGTCGAGCCGGAGATCGGCGGTGTAGGAGAACATCTGGCTGTCAGCGTTCACGTCGACGACGCGGACCTGGTGGATGACGCTCTGCGGGTAGTAGCCGGAGTCGGGGTGCGGCACGGGGCCTCCTAGGTGAGTCGGTAGCGAATGCCGTCCAAGGTCGCCCAGGTCGCATTGCCCGAGTAGTCCTGGATCTGCAGCGTGCTGGTGCCAGTGGGGTTGACGTCGAGGACGCCGTGCAGGCCGGACGCCACTTCGACGGGGAATCGGCTCTTACTGCTCGGCACGACCGCCGCGGGCAGGGTGCACAGGGTCTGCGGCTGCCCCGCTGTGGCGGGCGCTTTCGCCAGCCCGCTCAAGGACACGGTGCCGTCCCCGTTGATGCGGTAGCTCGGAGCCCAGTACGGCGTGCCGTAGGTGGTCCAGCCGCCCGAGAGAGTGAGCGGCTGCCACGTGCCGGCCGTTGTCGCGGGTGCGGTGCGGCCGTGGGCAAGCCAGTTCCCGCTGCTGGAGATGCTGATGACGACTGTCTCGCCGACGGCCGGGGTGACGTAAGTGGCCATGCGGCGGGCGATGATGCCGTCCGACGTGGTGACGGTGCCGTCCGTGCCGACGGTGGCGACGACGCCGAGGCGCCAGTCCGCGCCCCGCACCGCCGGGCTCGTGGCTCCGGCCTGGATAGCCTGCTGCTGGAGGGCGTCGGCGAGGTCGGCATGGACCGCGATGTCGCTGCTCACGCGTCCTCCTTTGCGGCGATCGTGGTGATCGGGAAGTCGCCGCCGACATCGAGCGGGACGCTGAGGCTCTGAATCTGGTGCAGCTCGCGAGTGCCGTCCGGGTAGACGACGCGCAGCACGTCGCCCGGCTCCAACGCGGGGTTGGGCAGGCTGCTCAGGTCGCCACTGGAGTTGGGCGACTTTGCGGCCCGGAGCTTCAGCCGCGCAGCTCCTTCCGCCGCGACGGCGTTGGTGAGTGTCGAGCTGGTGTAGAAGGTCGGCCGGTGTCCGAACGGGCCGCTCCAGTACGTCGGCGACGTGGGGTCGTCGTCCACGACGAGCGCGGACACGGGAGCCGTGTTGCTCTCGGTGTTCTCGCCGCGCGCGAGCACGCCGTTGAACACCTTGTCCGAGGTCATGCCGCGATCGGCCTTGATGTAGGCGCCGCCCTCCCCTGCCGCCACCGTCCACGCCGGGGTGGTGGTGAGCAGGTCGGGCAGCTCGGCGACGATGAAGATGCCGTCGGCGTCGGCGTAGCACTCGGCGCCGATCGCCGCAGCGCACTCCTGCACCGCGGCCCATGGATCGCCCTCGATGTCCCAGGTCCGCGGGCCGATGACCGCGTCGGTCGCACGGTTCACGACCGTGGCGTCCGGGATGGAGCGCTGGATGAGCGCGGTAACAGCGCCGACCGCTGTGCCCGACGCGCGGTACGGCGCGGTGAACTTGTCGTCCTGCACCACCGCTTCGAGGCCCTTGCCCGCGAGCGTGACCGGCCCCTCGTCGACGTCGCCCTCGACGGAGTCCAGCCGGAACACCCCGAGGGGCACCAGCTCCATGGCCCCGTCGCCGTACTGGACGCCGCGGGAAATTCGCAGCTTGGCGCCGTACACGGACAGCTTGTCGCTCGGGTTGCGCGGGATCATGGACGTGTCGGCGATGGTGACCGAGCAGGTGCGGCGGATCGCCTGCCCGCGATCCACCGTCACCGAGCCACCGGTTACTTCCAGCAGCTCGACACGGCCGTCCGTGCGGAAGAGAACGACCTCGGTGGCGGGCGTGTGGGACTCGGTGAGGGCGGCCAGGAACCGCGCGGAGACCGGGTACACCGATCACCCCCGGCGCCGGTCGAACAGCAAGTCCTCGCCGGTCGCGTAGGCCGCGAGCAGGTCATAGCCGGTCGCGAACTCGACGAGCAGGTCCTGGCCCGTGCGGCCAGCCGTACCGCCCACGCCGACCGAGACCGGCATGTCGGCTTCGGTCAACGGAAGCTTCCAGGTGCGCCACGGCTCTTGCGCGGGGCCGCCGATGCGGCCTTCGGTGACTGCGCCGACGATGATGTACATGTCCGTCACGCCCATGCCCGGCACGGCCTGCCACAGCAGCGTGTTGCCGGAGTCCAGCAGCCAGTGCAGGCGGGCCCGCTCGTCGTCGGTGCGCGTCCAGATCGAGAGGTCGCCTTCCAGTCCGCCGCGCAGGCCACTCAGTACGACGGCGTTGCGACGCCCCTTGACCCGGTAGGTGGCCTGCTCGATCGGCCGGGACCAGTCCGGCGCCTTCTCGACCAGGACCTTGCAGTTTCTCTGCGGCTGGCCAGGGTCCTTCAGCCACGCCTCGTTGATGTCGCCGGGGGCGATGGTGACGGTCTCGGTGGTGCGGATCATAATGCCGCCGCCAGCCGCCGGGACGATCTCGACGCGGTAGGCGACCGGCACACCGAGCGGCGCCTCGTAGTCCTCGATCACCATCAGGTCACTCGTGATGGTGGCCTTGTCGAGGAGCCCGGACGGGCCACGGACCAGCGTCTGGCTGCCGTCCTGCCCCGTCCGGTAGACCGTGATCAGGTAGCCGATCGGCAGTTCCCGCAGCGTAAGCATGATGGATGCCGCGGTGTCGTCGACGTCCACGCTCTGGAGCGGCAGCGCCGGCCACAGCGACGCCACGTCGAACCGTAGCGTCGAGTTGGTGCTGGTGGCGGTGAGCGTCCACTCGATCGCCGCTTGCGTCGCGGTCGGCGGCGCCACCCAGTCGTTGACCAGGATCCACCAGCCCGAGGCCGGCACTGCGGCGACGGGCACGGACGTCAGGCCGAGGCTGGTGCCCGCGGCGTCGTACCAGCGGATGCCGCGCACGGCCGTCCAGCCACCCGCCGTGACCTGGCTGTAGATCTCCGAGCGCCAGTTGAGGCCGACGCCCGGGGTGAGCGGGAAACGCGGGGAGCGCAGCGTGGATGCGGTGGCGGTCGCGCTGGTCACAGTCAGCACGTAGGAGCCGTCGAAACCGTAGGCGCCCCACGGCGTCGATCGGGCGGCGGTGGCGGCGCCCGAAGTGATGGTCCAGCCGCCCGCGTCCTGCTCGAACGACATGCTGCTGTAAGGGATGACCGTGCCCGCGTGCACCGCCGGCGCCACGATGACCGACGCCTGCTCCAGGCGCAGCACCTGACCGGCGGACGCGCCGTCGATACCGGCGGCCACACCGCACGTCGCGGCATTGGCCGGAGCTACCGCCGAGGCGCGCTGCCGCTGGTAGCCGGTCCCCGCAGCGGCCAGCGTGCCGCGCGACGCTCCGACCTGGTTGCCGTTGGTGTCGTAGAACCGCAGCTCAAGCCAGGTGGTTGCGGCCATGGTCGGCGGCGACAGGTAGGCGTAGGCCAGGTACTCGGTGCCCGGCGTGACGATCGGCCGTTCGATGCTCACCGCCGAGGCGTTGCCCGCCGCCGTGGCGGTGATGGCCAGGACGTGGCCGCCCACCGAGTACGCGGTCGCCGACCACGTCACCGGCGGCGCCTGGCGGCTGACCGTCGCGTTGACCTCGGCCGCCCACCCGGAGGCGTCGACCTCGGAGGTCTCCGCGTTGAACGACAGCAGGTTGCCGGTGGTCCTGAGCGGGAGACCGAGATAGACGTTCTCCCAGAAATGGTTCACGTTCGCCGCGGCCGGGGTGCTGGACAGCAGCACCTGGCAGCGGACCGCCCACGTCGGCGCCACCCCTGCCACGCTCACCCGGTGCCAGCTGCCCGAGGCCGCCGACGTGGTCAGCGACCACGTCACCGAAATCTCCGCGCCCGCCCACGTCAGCCACCGGATTCCGATCCGCTCCGGCACCGCGCCCGAAGCGTCGGCGAAAACGTGGTACGTCGTTCCCTCGGTGACCGGGTACGAGGAGACGGTGCGGGCCTGCATCTCGCCCGCGGCCACGCTCTTCACGGTCAGGACGCCGTCACCGTTCCGGCCGCCCGAACCCAGGCTGATTGTGCAGTTCAGCTTGCTGGTCCAGCCCGACGTGTTCGGGTCGATGCTCTCCGTCGTGCTGGACAGCATGTTACCGGGGATCGCCACGGTCACCTCCTCCCTGCGCGGAGCGTCTGTACGAGCTGGCCGTTGGAGCGGCGCACCTCGGCCCGCGCAATGTCGGCGATCTCCCGGTCGCCCACGTAGACCTGCACATGCAGGTCCCCGAGGTTCGCCCCGTCCGAGCCACGCACCGCGGCGCCCGTGAGCGCGTTCATCTGCTGCACGGTGAGCACCGGCTCCGGCCTGCCGGTGCCGTTGTAGGCGAGGTTGAGGCCGGGCTGGAGGTAGCCGCCGGAGTCGTAGCCAGCCGGCGGGCGGTTGGCATTCGCCTGCTGGACGCGGCTGATGTTGCCGTAGCGGGACACGATGTAGCGCACCGCGGCGGCGACGTTCGCGACCGGGTCGAGGATGCCCCGGCTGCGTAGCGAGGCAGGCACGTAGGCGCTCCACGTCGACGGGATCGTCTGTGCCAGCCCCTGACTGGGGTGGCCGGCCCGCGCGTTGGAGTCCCACCGGTTGATCGCCCGAGGGTTCCAGCCGGACTCGCGGCTGATGAGGGTGTTCATTCCGGCGAGCCACTGGGGCAGGGTGCCGGGCGGCGGGACGTGGGCCGCGGCCAGCGCCTGGCTGATGATGGCCCGTCGCTGCCCGCTGGGGATGGCCCCACCAATGGCGCCCCCGCCGCCGGTCAGGTACGGCATGGGGTCCACCGGCCGTCCGTTGAGGCGCGCCTCCAGGTGCAGGTGCGGGCCGGTGACGTTGCCGGTGGCGCCGACCCGCCCGATCTGCTGGCCCTGTGCGACCCGGGCCCGCAGGGTGGTGAGGATCGCCGACATGTGCGCGTACAGCGACGACAGCCCGCCGCCGTGGTTGATCTGCACGTGCTGGCCATACGGGCCGCCGGTGGCGACCTGCGAGACCGTACCGGCCGCCACCGCCCGGACCGGCGTGCCGGTCGCCGCAGGGAAGTCCAGACCGGTGTGCCGGCCGGAGGACCACATGCTCCCGGCGACACCGAAGCGAGTGCCGTAGGAGGTGTTCACGGGCTTGGCCCACTGGCCGCCGCCCATGCTCTGTTCGTCCTGGCCGCGCAGGAACGACAAGATGCCGCCTGCCACCTTCTGCGGAATTGCGCGCACGACCTTGCCCAGGCCGGTGTCGGCACCCGGGATCCGCTTGAGGACGCCGTCGACCACGCCCATTCCGGCGCGGAAGAACGGCTCCAGTGCTCCGGCCGCCACGGAGCCCGCGGCCTTGAGGACGTCCTTGCCCCGGTCGACGAGCCAGCCCGCGCCGGACTTGATGCCGCCCCAGATGGAGCCGAGGATGCCGCCGTCCTCCATGAGCTGCGTTCCTGCCGCGGCGTGGAGCGCGAGCGCCCGGCCCCGGTAGCGGGGGTCGGTGGGGATGACGTACTCGGGGTAGCGGGGGTTGCCCTCGCCGACGATCGCCGTCGGCTTGTTGACCTTCATGGGGGCGGCGGCTCCCCAGCCGTTGCCGACGGTGCCGCCCGCGGCGAGGAGCTTGGGGGCGTCGGGGAGCTTCCCGAGGCCGACCCAGCTGGCCACGCCGTCCCACAGCTTCTTGATCCCGTTGGTGTAAACCCACTTGATCACGAAGTTGACGGGTTTCTTCGTGACGTCGACGACCTGGTCCCAGGACTTCTTGATCGCGTCCTTGGCTGTGCCGAAGGCGCGTCCGACCAGGCCGACACTGATTTTGATGGCGTCGAACACGGGCTTGATCAGGGTGCGCCAGACCCAGCCGATCCGGTCGCCGATCCAGCCCATGACGGGGCGGATGATGTTCTGGTACAGCCAGCTGAAGACCGATCCAGTTGCGTGCAGCGCAAGCCGGACTGCGTAGAACGTCGGCTGCACGATGTTGCGGTAGAGCCACCCGATCCGGGCGCCGATCCAGCCGAGCACGGGCAGGACGATGTTCCGCCACAGCCACGAGAACCCGGCGCCAACAGCGGAGACCGCCGCGCGCACGAGCCACAGCTGCGGCTGGATGAAGTTCTGGTACAGCCATACGACACGGGCCGCGATCCAGCCTGTTACCGGCGAGATGATGTTGCGCCACAGCCAGGAGAAGATGGCGCCGACTGCCCGCACGGCGAGCTGGATGGGCAGCAGTACGGCGACCACGACGATCGCGAACAGCACGCGGGCCGCAGTCCAGATGAAGCTGAATACCGGCTGAAGCACGTTCTGCCACAGCCATGTCGCCGCAGCAGCAACCGCCCGGAACGCCGCGGCGAACGCGTTGAAGACGGGCTTCAACACGGTGTTCCACGCCCACAGCGCGACCGTCTGGATGCCCGTCCAGACGGCCTGCACGCCGGTGCGGAACCAGGAGAAGCGGTTGTAGGCCCACACGATGCCCGCGACCAGCGCGGCAATCGCGATGCCGATCAACACGATGGGGTTGGCGCTCATAGCGGCATTGAGGGCGATCTGCGCGATGGTCCACAGCTTGACCGCCACAATGATCAGGTAGATGGCCTGGATCATCCACGGGGCGTGCGTCGCGATGATGGCGATCCCGCGTGCCAGCTCGGCGATGCCCGTCAGCAGCGGACCCGAGATCGGGGACAGGGCCTGGCCGATGCTCAGGAACGCCGAGCCGATCTGCCGCAGCGCGCCGCTGAGCAGGGGGGCCGTCTTGGAGGCGTAGGACAGGAACCGCTCGAACTCGGGGCTCCCCTTGAGGCTTGTGCCCCAGTTCGCGAATCGGCCGGTCAGGGCCTGCATGCGTTGGCTGATGTGATCCATGTGCGGCAGGAAGGCCTGAATGATCCCGGCCATGCCCTTGAAGACCCGGCCGAAGGAGGTGCCCAGCCCGGTCAGGGCAGGGATCACCGATGCCGCGAGATCGGCTTTGAAAGACTTCCACCAGGGGCTCTTGAACCCGGCCGAGACGCGGGCCTGCAGCGCGGTGATGGCGCGCGCCGCTGCCAGCACGAAGGGTGTCAGGCCGGGCAGGCTGTTCTTCAGTCCGTTCAGTGCCCGGGTAAAGATGGGCATCACGGCAGGCTGCAGCGACATGGACCACGCCTTGAACGCCGAGCGGAGCGACAGGAAGGCGTTGAACGTCTCGCGAGCACTCGGGCTGAGCTTAGCGAGGGCCTGCCGGTACTTCTCCTGCGCCGTCGCCGCCGCGTTCGCCCCGCCAGCCGCCGACAACTGCGCAGCCTGGATCTGACGCTGCGCCGAAGCGACGCTGTCCGCTGCAGACTGCTGAGTCGCGACGAGCTGCTGCTGGGCACGCGCGACGGACCGCGCCCCGTCCTCCTGGACGCGGGCCACGTTCCTCTGAGCGGCAGCGACCTTGTCCTGAGCGGCGGCGATGGCCTGCTGGTTCTGGATCTGCGTGCGGGCCGCATCCTGCTGCGCCGTCGCGAGATTCTTCTGCTGCGTGGCGACACCGCGGCGTGCCGCGGCGAGGCGTTCCTCCGCCGAGCGGACGGTCTCCGACCCGGCGACACCGGCCTTGTCCGCCGTGGCCTTCTCGGCCGCCAGCCGCCTGGTGTCGAGCTGCTGCTCCTTGAGCCGCTGCAGCGCCTGGTCGTAGGCGAGCTGCGCGCGCTGCTGGTCCAGCAGCGACGCCCGCGATCCGGCGGCGCGGGTGGCCTCCAGACGGGCGCGGGCCTCCTGTACGGACAGCGCCGCGTCCCGCTCCGACAGTTGCGCGTCGGCGAGCCGGTTGGAGAGGTCCTCCAGCTCCATCGCCGCGTCGCGACGGGCCTGTGTGAGGTCCTGCTGCGCCTGGCGGGCGGTGCGCTGCGCGTCCGCGAGGGACTGCTCGGCCTGCTGGACACGCTCGTTCGCGGCCCGGCTGCGGTCCGCGGCCTGCTGGTAGGCGTCCGCGAGCGCCTGCCGGGCCTGCTTGACCTGATCTGCGGCGTTGGCGTTGTTCTGCGCGGCGGTACGGACGGCGTCGGTGACGCCCTGCTCGGCCTGCGCGATCTGCCGGGCCGCGTTGCGATGCGCGGTCGCCAGAGCCTGCTGCGCCCCGGCCATCTGCAGGGAACGCTGCGCAGCTTGAGCCGCCGCCTGCCCGCCGTTCGCAGTGGCGGTGGCTGCGGCGTCCTGTGCCTGCTTCTGCGCGTCCAGGGCGCCCTTGATGCCGACGAAGGCGGGGATGGCGACAGCGGCGAGCGCGCCAACGCCGACGCCAGCGGCCACGGCCGACGAGGCGATGGCGCCGATCCCCGCCGCCAGCACCGGGATCGCGGGGATCGCTGCGACACCGGCCAGTGCGACGGTGAGCTGGAAGACCGCCGACAGCGCGCCGGAGGTGTCAACATCGATGCGGGCGGTCTTGCCGTCGACCGCCTCGATCTCCGCACGGACCGCAGCCAGCTCGGCCGCAGCCGACGCCGTGTCCGCGCGGACCTGGACGTTCGGGTGCTCGGCGCCGAGCCGGGTCAGCTCGGCTTCGATCAACCTGATCTCCGCCTTGGCGGCCTCGGCGTCGATGTCGATGCCGATCCGCTTGCCCGCCAGGGTCTCCATCCGGACCCGCAGCGCCTGCAGGTCGGAGTCGGCCTCGCTCGTGTCAGCGCCGATCTGCAGCTTCGGCAGCGACCGGAACGCGGCCTCCAGGCGCGTCTTCAGCGACCGGGAGAACGCCCCGCCGGTCTCGTCGCCCTGCCGTACTGCGGCGGCACGAGCCTGCGCGCCCCCCTGGGTGACGCCGGCGCGCATCGAGTCGCGCACCGACGCGGTGATCCGCGCCGCCATCTGGCGGCCGATCTCCTCACCGATGCGCAGGCCGATGCCGCCGACCTCACGCTGCATGGCCGAGCCGAACGACTGGCCAGCGCTGCGGCCGGCGTCGCTGCCCGCCCGGGAGCCGGCGGGCTCCAGCTGGGAGCGCAGCCTTCCGTAGACCCCCTGGGTGTTGGGGACGACGTCGACCTCGACCGAGCCAACGCTGATTGCCACGGGAGCCTCCTCCCGTGCGCTACGCGGCGCCTCCGTTGATCAGGCGGAACAAGGTCTCGGCCGCGGCCTCGGTCATGGCGGCGGGCTTCTTCTTGCGGGGTACGGCGCCCGGTCGGCGCAGCGGCTCCGGCGGATTCGGCCTGTCGCGTTTCTTCTCGGTGTTCGCCGCGATCAGCGCGTACTCAATGCGGCCGAGCCGGTCGTACACCGCGGCCAGCAGCTGCTCGGCCTGCGACCAGCGGCCCTTCTCCGGCTCACCCTCGCCCGCCTGCCGCTCCAACTCGTCAGCAGGGGTGGCGTTGCGCAGCGCCGTCATGGTGTGCGACTCCGGCGGCAGATGCTGGATGATGACTCGCAGCCGCCGCCACGTCATCCGGCCGCGGTGCACGTCCAGCACATCGATGCCGCGCTCCAGAAGGTCGGCCTCTACCGCCTCCGCGTGCGCCTGGATGACCGATTGGGTCCACGCGATTTCCCCAGGCTCTCACCGGAGCGTCGCGCCGCTTCTTCGACGAACGCCTCGAACTCGTCGTTCGTCGGGTCGATGTCGAAATAGAGGTCGAGGTCGTCGGGGTGCACGACGTTCTGCGCAAACGCAAGGAACTGGCCCTGCGCCAGGCTGGCCTGCCATGACTGGCGCCACGCTCCAGGCGGCAGGACCCGGATCTCTTCGTCGGCGAGCCGGGCGGTCACGTAACGCCCCTCGGCCTCGATCTCCTGCGCCTCGGCGGCCGTCGCTTCCTCGTCGGTGTAATCCTCTTCGACGGGCTCCGTCACGGCGGGCGGGCGGACGGTACGCGTCTTGCGAGTGGTGGTGCTGCGGCTGTTCGCGGCCATGGCGCGGGCCTCCTTCTATCCAGCGGCGCGGGCGAGGGGGTAGGTGGGCGGGCCGGGCCCGCGCCGACGGTGTCGGCCCGCCCACCAGCTCAGGAACTCGGCGTCGGCGGCGTTGCCGGAACCGAATCCGAGTGGTAGACGGTGTTGCCCGCCGAGTCCGGGTATGCGGTGATGGTGATCTCGTAGCCGCTCATCTCGTCCTGTTTGAAGGACACGTCGGAGCGGTCCGAGACCTCGCCCTGCGGCACGTAGAAGCCGCGGGCGCTGTCACCGTCGATGACGAGGAACCGCCATGCCCGGCGGTCCGGGGACGGGCTCGCGGTCTCCGCGAACGACGTGATTCCGCCGACGGGCTCCAGGTCGGCGGCGGGGATGCGGTACATGATGGACTGCACCGCTACCCGCGACGTCTCCCACAGCGTCATCTGGAACGTCCGCACGCTCTTCGTGATCTGCGTGCGGAACGGGCTGGTCTGCCCCCACGGCGTGAACTCCTGCGAGTCCTCGTCGAAGCCGTAGGTCAGGCCGTCGTCCGAGATGGCGCCGAGCGGCTCCCAGGGGACGGCCGGCTGCACCAGCGGCGAGGTCGGCGCGGCCGTGCCGAGGGGGGCGACCCAGCCGCCGCCGTTGGCGCCGACGATGGTGAGATCCGCGGCGCGGGTGATCGAAACCATGGTGTCTCCAGACATGGGTGGGCCCGCGCACGGGCGGGTCAGGGTCCGGCGCGGGCCCATCCGGTCGTCAGGAGACCGGGTGCAGGTAGATCTCGTAGGTGGCGCCGTAGCGGCGCAGGTTCGGGTTCTCGTAAGGCCGCTTGGCGGGGCGGGCGACCGTGGCGACCTTGCCGACGACCGCCTCGGGCAGCGACGAGCCCCGCAGCTCGCCCAGCAGCAGATGGCGGATCTGCCCGGACATCGCCGAGGCGGCCACGGAGTCCGCGGCGTACACGTCGATGTCCAGCAGGGCGCGCTCCAGGCGCAGCCCGTCATCGTCACCGGCCGGAAGGGCTTCGACCTGCACGACCGGCAGTTCATCGAGCAGGTCGTTGCCCAGTTCGTCGCGGGCGTCGTAGCCGCGCTCCCGCAGCCAGCCGATCAGCAGCGTCTCGACGTCCGGCCAGCCCGTCATCGGCCGCCTGCGGCAGCGGCCCGCAGCAGCACGTGGTGGGCGTGGACGCGTTCGGTGCCGTACTCGACGAACCTCGCGTAGTAGGCAGTGTTGGCGACGGTGGCGACCGCGCGGTCCCGGCGTCGACCGCCGCGCCGCGTGCTGCTGACGCGGAAGGACGCCTTGTAGGTGCCCGGGTGCGGGTCGGACGGGCCGCCGACCGGGGCGATCGCCTGCCCCACGCTCTCGATGACCTCGGCGCGGCGCCGCATCTCCGCCTCGATCTGCGGGCTCCTGAGGAGTTCTCCGACGCCCCTCTTCTTCATGCGGAATCGGGCTGCCAAGATGGGCCTCCTTCAACATCACCTAGGGGGCGGCGTGGAAGTCAAAGGCGTGCAGGCGAGCATCAGCTTCGACGGCGAATGGATCACCATCACGAAGAAGGCAGTCGGCTCCCGGCCGGTCGACCACCGGCTCAGCGTCCGCAGCATCACCGGCACCACGCTCAAACCGGCGACGAGGCTGTTCCACGGCTACATCCAGTTCCTGCTGCCCGGCACCGAACCGGCCCGCGAGAGCAAGAGCCTCATCACCGGCGGCAGGCCACCGCACGACGACCGCAACAGTCTGTCCATCCCCTACCGGTCGAATGACGCCGCGGCGAAGCTCGTGGCAGCCATCGAGGAGGCGCGCGCGCGGCTCAGCCCGTGACCCGGTCCGCAGCGAACTGGACGGGTCCGCGGGTTCCGGTGAAGGGGTTGCGTCCCCAGTCGCCGGGCTCGCCTGTGATGTCGCAGGTCTCGCCGCGGATGCGCACTTGGTCGGTGGTGAGCCAGTCCGAGCCCGCCGGGGCATACACCGTCCAGCCGACGATCACCGTGTCCCGGCCCTGCTGCTGTGCACCGCCCACGGGCGGGGTCTCGGCCCGCGGCGTCACCACGCAGCCCCGGATTGGCGTCTCGGTGGCCGGACCCGGGATCGGCTTGCCGCGCTCGTCCCGGCCCGGTGACGGGCCGCGCCGCAGCCGCACCACCGTCTCGCCATACGGGTACGGGGCAGGCATCTACGTCCACCCCCAGCCCGGCTCCCACTCCAGCCCGGGGCCGTAGGTGTCGTCGATCGGCCAGGTCGGCGACGGGTCCGCGGTCGCGGGCGTCGGGTCGACGGTGAACGCCCCGCCCCGCCCGGCGGCAGCCTTCAGGGCGGACTTGTCGGCCTTCGTCAGGTACAGGCCGCCCGAGCCGGACGGCCGCTGCACCGACGCAGGGCCGATCGTTTCGTAGGTGATCTGCCCGGGGTTCAGGTACGCCCGCCCGGCCACGGACAGGACGACGGTGTCGGCTTCATCGGGCAGCGGCTTGACGACCGTCAGGCAGAGGTTCACGGCCTTGGTGATGAGGAAGTCGGCGCGGGCCCCGTTGATCTCGGCGAGGTCCAGCGAAAGAGCGAGATCTTCGGCCGTCGGAGTCACGAACGCCACGGGGCACCTCCTAGGCCAGGGCCTCCACGGCGTCACACCAGGCAGCGAGGTCAGCCGCCGGGTCAAGCTCTGCGGAGCGGGCGCGGGCCCGCTTTGTCGCGAGCCGGTACTCGGCAGGGGTCTGTAGCTTGCGCAGCACCGCCTCGTAGCCGTCGACGTCACCGCGGTCCACGAAGATCCCGGCCTCACCGAGCGACTCACACAGGCCCGGGGTGGGGTGCGCGATGACGGGGATGCCGGAGGCGAGCGCCTCGACGCCCGCCCGGCCCCACGACTCGTAGGAGGAGGGCATCAGCAGCACGCGGGTGCGGCTGTAGACCTTCTCCCGCATCTCGGCGCCGTCTGTGTGCTCGACGACCTCGACGTTCGGCAGGTCCGGCAGGATCTGTTCGCCATAGGCGCCGCGCACGGCGAGGAACTCCGTGTCGGGCATCCGGCGGGCCAGCGCCTCCAGGACGCGCCCGCCCTTCTCTGCATTGCAGTTGATCAGCGTGACGGCCTTGCCGGGCCTCGTTCGGTACTCCTCGGCGAACACCGGAGGGCGCACGATCAGCGACGACTCCGGGCGGACCGCCTTCGGGTACTCGGCGAAGAACAGCTCCGCCTCCGCCTGCATCCACTGCGAGTTGTAGACCGCGAGGGCCGTACCACCAGCCGCCATGTGTCGGAAGGTGGCGGCGTGGGTGTTGTGGCAGACGACCACGACCGGCTTGCCATAGCCGCGGGCCAGTGCCGACGTCGACGGCACGCACTCCAGGTGCGAGACCAGCACATCGGCCCGGCGTACCACCGTCGCGAAGTCCAGCCTCGCCTCCAGCGGCACGACCCGCACGCCCCGGTACTCGTAGGGCTCGTGAGCCTTGCCGTACCGGGACAGCCACACCTGCACGTCGTGACCGCGCTCCACCAGCGGCCGGAGCATGCTGACGAGCATGTGCTCGGCGCCCGCATTGTGCTCCGGCGGCATAGCGTGCACACGGGCCACGATGGACAGCGGCCTGGCCGCCCCGGACATCAGCTGCCGCTCGGCGTGCCGGTGAACTTGACGAACGCCTCAGCGTCGCCGAGGACGAAACCGTAGTACGCCTCCGCGAGCAGGAGAACGAGGTTCTCCTGGAACGCGGAGTGCACGCCGCCGTCCTCGTCGATGTACGTCGCCTCGCGGCTGAGCTTGATACTGATCTCCATGCCGACGCCGTAGGCCGCCTGCGTCCAGTCCCCACCGACCGCGCGGAGCCCGGAGTCCACCGAGGTGGACTGACGGCGCAGCTTGCCGGACACGCTACGGGAGTAGGCGATCGGCTCTCCGATCAGCTCACCCTGCAGCGCCGCGCCGGTACCGGCGCCCGGCTGGCGGGTCGCCACGAACAGCGGCTCGCCCGTCGTAGAGGTGGCGGCCAGCAGCTTGGGCTTCAGCCTGTTGTCGGCGACGGTGCCGGTGTAGTCCCAGTCGTCGTCGATGATCTCTTCCATGCCCTTGACGAAGTCGCCCCAGATACCGCCGTTGGACTGGCCGGTCGTGCCGAGGGAGACAGCCTTCGCCGTGGCCGTCAGGTGGTCCTGGAAGGGCCCGGATCCGCCCTTCATGTTCTTGCCGTGGATCGTGGCCATGTCGAAAGCGCGGGCGAACGCGGTCGGCAGGTCGCGCTGCAGCTGCGTCCACAGGCCAGCCGCGTTGCTGCTCGCGACCTCCATGGACACGGGGATGAGCACGGCCAGCTTCTTGCCGCTCATCTGCTTGACCTCGACACCGCCGCTGGACAGCGGCTTGCGGCCACCTTCAGACACCCAGTCGGCCATCGGCACGTCGAGCGGGACCGGGACCGCGGTGTTCGCCGTCATCGACAGCGGCACCCGGCGGGCCAGGCTCATCACTGCGGAGCCTTCGACGGACTTCTCGAAGATGGGGCCGACCAGCGTCTCCGGCAGGAAGACGGGGTCGATGGTGGACAGCTTGATCGGGTTGGTGGCTGCCATCGGGGGCTACCTCTCTCAGTGGCCCCGTTCGAGGCCCTGTCTCATGAAGTCGGCGAACACTGCCGCCGGATCGTTGGGGGTGCGGTTGCCGTTGCCCGAGGAGCCTTGAGAGCGGTCCGGAGCCGGACGCCGCGAGCCGGTGTCGGCCGGCTTCGCGAGGTGCGGCTTGCGCTTCAGCAGGTCCTTGAGGTCCTTGCTGATCGCGGACGTGTCCACGTCGCCGTCCTCGTCGACGTAGGCGCCGAGATCGAGGAAGGCGTGCGCGTCCTCCGGATCCGCGAACTCGGCCGCGGCCAGGGCCTTCACCTCGGCGCGCACCGTCCGCTGCTGGATCGCCGCGATACGCTCCGCGGCGGCCTGGAGCTGGCTCGTGAGCCGCTCCGCCTCCGACTTCTGCGCCTCCTCGGCCTCCCGCGCCTTCTCGGCGAGGGGCTCCAGCTCCTTGGCCTTGGTGCGGTGCTTCGCGGCCTCGCGCCGGAGCTTCTCGATCTCCTTGCGGGCCTTCTCCGGGTCGTGCCACGGATCCGTCGCGCCACCCTCCGGGGGCTGCTCCGCGTCGGTCTCCTGCGGCTCCGGCTGCTCCTCGACGCTCTGCTCGGGCTCTTCGTTCTCGGGCATGGCTGTGTCGCCCTCCAGGGGCTGAGAAAGGCCGCCACCAGGGCAGCCGCGGGGGTTGGTCAGTGCGCTTCCGGCAGCGGATGCCGGTCGTGCTCGGCGAGCGCCCGCCGGAACCGGCGGAGCTGGTCGCCCGGGTGGCCCGCCGCGTACTCCTGGTACAGGCGGTCCCACTCCGCAGCATGCGGGGACAGCTCGAACCGCTGCCCCCGGAAGACGGGAACGATCGTGCAGTGGCAGTTGTCGTGGAACTTCACGACGGAGGCGTCACCGCTGAACCGCTCGTCGGCCTCGCGACCAGCCGTCCCGGCGGTCTTGTAGACCGCGCCCCGGCTGGCCATGAGCTTGCAGAACGAGCAGCCGCCAAGGGCGGCGGCCCGCGCGTAGGCGACCGCATCGCGGTCCCGGGCGACGGCCTGCCGGACCACGTCCCGCCCCTGGTCGGTGATCAGCTTCTGCGCGACGGCCTCGGCCTTCCGCTGCGCCTGCTCCAGCCGCGTCTCCAGCGGTTCGAGCTGCGCCTCGGTGGCCTGCTCCGGGCTTCGCGGCCACAGATCTTTCGTCGCCCACCGCAGGCTCGCATCCACCTGCTCGTCCGGCGGCGGGTCCAGCAGCGGTACCGCGAACCGGCCCGCGGCGCCAGCTGCGAGGCGCTGCGCCTCGTAGTAGTCCGCGGCCAGCGACTGTGACGCCTGCCCGTACTGGCCGATCAGCTCGCGCACCGCGTCGATCCAGTCCGGCAGCGTCGCCCGCAGCCTCGACAGGACGATCAGGCGACGGAGTCTGCGCGTGTCCCGCACCAGCAGCCTGGTCAGGCCACGTTGCGCGGCCCGCTGCCGGTCCGCGGCGCCACCGTCAGAAACCGCCGTCGCCACCGTCGACCCCCGCCTCCGGCGACTGCTGCGCGCCGTCCTGCTCACCCAGCTGCGCCAGGCGGTCCAAGACCTGCGCGCCCCGCGCCCGGCGGCGCTCGGCCGCCACGCGCCGACGCTGATCCTCGGTGAAACCGGCCATCTCCAGCAGCACGTCCGACTCGGCCGGCACGATCCCGGCCTGCGCCAGCTTCACCGCGGCATCCGTCTGCGCGGCGATCGTCGGCGTCGCCGGGTTGCGCCACACCGCCTCGATGCGCCGCGCCTTGTCCGGCGGCTCGCCGTCGCGCACCCACAGAGCGAGGCGCATCGCGTCCCGGTGCGTCGCCCCGAAGCGGCGGATGCGGCGCTCGGCCTTCTTCACCAGCATCGCCTCGCTAGAGCGGATGGCGTCCGCGCTGGCGGGGTTGTCGCTGGTGTAGCCGAGCATGTGCGGCGGCAGGCCGAGCTGGGTGGCCATGATGCGGGCATACAGGTCGATGATTTTCGTCTGCCCGGACGGGTCGTGCGCGGTGAACGCACCCACCGTCGGCACCTGGCCGTCCTCGTCGCGCTCAAGCGCCAGCACGCGGCCGATGTAGGTGTCCCAGGCCGACTTGGCGTTGCCCTCGGCGTCCTGGAATGCGCTCTCCGACGCGCCGAGGATGTAGCGCTGCGGCGCCCCGAAGAACTCGGCCGCCACCTCGATGCCCATCAACCTGCGGCATGCCGCGTCCGTGATCGACATGACCTCGGGCGTGATCTCACTCTTGCCCACTCGGTCGGCGGTGCGCTGGCGGTTCGCCATCCGCAGCACCGGCGGCAGGCCAAGGCGGTGCTGATCCCGGTCGATGACCTCCCAGCCGCCGCTTTCGACCTCGACGGCGAACACCGTCTCATCCGGCTTGTACAAGGACACCAGGCGCTCACTCGGTGACAGGCCGAACCCGTACCGGTCCTGAGACTCCCGCAACGCGTGCAGCGGCACCCGCAGCCGGGCGTCCCACTCCATCGTCATGTCCAGTGGCGACTCGAACGTGATGATCGGCGGCAAGTCCGGGTCGTCCGCCGAGCCGACCGTCACGTACTCCCGGCCGTAGGTCAGCGCGTCCAGGTGCGCGAGGCTCGCCTCATCGAACCAGTCATTCGCCTCGGCGATCTCCTCCAGGTCCGAGGCGTCCGAGCCGTCCGCCCACCGGAACGCCTCCAGGTCCAGACGCTGCTCCAGCGCCTCCACGCCGATCCGCGGCCAACCGATCACCGTGTGCAGCGTCTTGAGCTGCGGCGGGATGCTGATACCCAGATCGCGGACGATCTGCTCGCCGTTGAAGTAGCTGTCCAGCAGTTCCAGGCGGAAGCGGTGCGTCAACAGGTCCGTGCGCAGCGCCGTGACCAGATCCAGCTCGTCCGGGCTGAGAGACAGCAGCGGCAGCTCGGGAATGGCGGCGGTCATCGCAGCACCACCACCCGTCCACTACGCGACTTCTTCTTGCCCAGCCCCTTGGACACGGCATCCACCCGGCACTGCCAGGCCAGGACAGCCGCCACCGCGGCGTCGATCTTCCTCGGGCTCTCCGGATGCTCCTTGGCGATCTGAATGCCCGAACGCGACTCCCGACGGCGGGCGTTCAGCACGTGCCGCGCCAGGACGCTCGACCCGTCATGCGACAGCTCGCCGTCCACCACCGAGGAGCGGAACTTCTCCAGCGCCCGCACGATCAGATTCGCCCGGCCGCCCGTCATCCACCACTCGATCGGATGCTGCAAGGTCGCCTTCACCTTCAATCGGCGCCCGTGCTTCGCCTCCAACGCTGCAATGTGCGACTCCCACTTCGCCGGGTCCGCGTACATCCCCACCACCCGGTACGTCTTGAACGCGTCCTCGACGGCGGCCAACACCTCAACCGTCGGCACCTGCCAGTCCAGTCCGAACGGGCCGTCCGGCTGCTCCCAGCAGCCCAGCAGGAACAGGTGCCCGTCCGAGACGCGGCAGCCGACCAGGGCCGTCGCATCCGTCACGCCGTGCGAGCGGCGACGCGAGCCGTCAAAGCCGAGCACGACCTCCTCGCCGGGCCGCACGACCACGTCAGGAGCCGCCACCCCGGCCCACTCCGGCTGCGAGATCCACGAATCGGAAGCGTGCGTGATCTGGTTCAGGTAGAAGCGGCGCGCGTCCTGCGGATGCGTCGCCGGGTCCCACACCTCCGCCGCAATCCGCTCCAGATCCACCCAGCCGCCCGCGACATCGGCCGAGTCGCCGTACACGTACCGCAGCCCGGCGAGCAGCGACTCGCGGTCCGCCATGTCCGTACCGGCCTCCGCCTCGCGGTGGTCGTACAGCAGCCCGTCGTCCCGAGCGCGGCCCTCGACGATGCGCTTCCAGTACTCCGCCGAGTCCTCCGCCACCGAACCCTCGCCCGGCAGGTAGGCGTTTGGCGACTCGATCGAGCTGCCGTTCGTCTTGCCGAGGTTGCGGCGCAGCGTCGCCGCCAGCTTCACCCCGCCGTTCGACGGCCGCCACTCCTCCGTCTGGTCCAGCACGCAGAACACTGGCCGGTTGCCCTCCCGGCTCGTGGCCGCCGAGGTCACGAACTCCACTCTGCCCTTCGGCAAGTTCACGAACGTGTCCAGCGGCTCCAGGCCCGGATACTCGTCGATCACCGGGCCCTCGCGCAGCATCTCCAACAGCGGCGCCCACGCGTTCCGCGTCTGATCCTCCGACACGGCCGCCAGTTGCACCCACGGAGTCCGCAGATCCGCCCACGGCCGCCCTACCGGCTCGCCGTCCGCATCCCAGCCGTCCGGAACGACCGGGGCCAGCGCCTCAGCGCAGGCGATGGCGGCGAGCACAGGGCTTTTCCCCAGCCCTTCGGCCGCGACAGAACACCGCGCCGGTACCGCCTCCTCCCCGTGCGCGGATCGATCGCGTAGAAGTTGAGGATGAACTGCGCCTGCTCGCGGGTCAGCACCAGCGGCTCGTACTCCGTGCGGTCCGGCGCAGCGAGCATCTCGCCCATCCAGTCCAGTACCGCATACCCGAGCGTCGGCAGCTCACCCCGGTAGTTAGGCCCCCTCCACGGCATCGCCACCTCCGGGAAGCACCTTCAGGTCCGCGTACCGCTGCTTCGCCGGGCTCGCTGACGGCCTCTTCGAGTCCGCCTCGTCGGCCTGCGCGAACTGCATCCGCAGCCTCGCCCTGTCCTCTGGGGTGGCCCCGAACTTCGCCACCCGCAGCCGCAGCTCACCGGCCGCCGACATCTCGCCCGACCACAGCCGGGCGTGCACCACCGCGGTGTCCAGCAGGAAGTCCCAGTCCGTCGAGGAGAAGTGCTCGGCCTGCGGCGACGCCTTCCACATCTCCCACCAGTCCAGCGTCCGCTGCGGCCACTTGTGCTCGACCAGCTCGCCGTCCTTCATCACCTGCAGCGTGGGCAGCTCCGGCGGCTCTGCGTGCTCGAAGCGGAGAACGGTCTGAGGCGCCGCGTCCGCGTTACGCCGCGCCCGGCGAGAGGGGTCCTTGGGCTGAGGGCCACGGCCGGCCATACGACCACCCCCAGCCTCTACAGCAGCGCCTCGACCGCGCCCTTCGGCAGTTCGGCCAGTTCCAGCGGCGTACCGCTCACGCGGTCACCGACGATGATGTAGCGGCGGTCCGAGTAGACCTCGATCGCCACCTCGCCACGGCGGATCCGGCGGCCGGCCGGGACCGCGCCGCGGAACCACAGATGCAGCCCCGAGCCGGACCGGCCGCGCTCCATGTACGTGGGCGGCAACTGGTCGACGATGCCCTGTGCCCACGGCAGCACCCGGCCGTTCTCAACTGCGTGGTCCAGGTCGACCACGACAACGCCGTCGCCGGACGCCAGCACGTACCCGGCGCCCTCGCCGGCCAACGACCGGGCCGCCGTCGCGAAATCGGACCAGCTCGACGGGTCGGTGACCGAGGCGAACCGGCCGTCCGTGCGCAGCGGCACCTTCCGCGACGAGTACCGCACCCAGCGCGGACGCGCCGTCAGCTCCGCCGGAACACGGGCCGCCTGTTCAGCCGCCACCCGCTCCTGCTCCGCGCGACACCGCTCCCGGTACGCCGCCTGCCGGCAAGCCCCGCCGCAGTACCGCGCATCGGCCCGCGCCATCAGCGGCAGCGGGCCGGCGCAGCGCTCGCACTCGGTGCGGCTGGCGGTCGCGGATGCGGTCATGTCATCCATTTTAGCGATCCCGCGTTACGGCTACAACGCTGTGAGCTGCACCGTTACCGACCCGGTATGCGCGTCGCACTCCAATTAGGTCTAGACCTCTCCCGGATCGTCGCAGGTCGCAGACCCCCAGACCCGTACAGCGGGACAGCCGCAATACGGTCCCGATGGCTGTGATCACCGGGGAGGGGGATCACCCCCCAGGGGTGATCAAGGCGTGCGGATCATGCGTACCAGCGCTCAAAGTCGATCTCCGCTGTCTTGATCGCTTCGGCTGCGAGGGTCCGCGCCAGTGGATCACTCGACGTCTGCGCGATGACCTTGAGCACGTCACGATAGAGATCGTCTTCGAGCGCGTGAGCTTGCTCATCGTCGCTGCTCGCACGCTTGGCGATCAGCGCGATGCGGTCGCGCACACGGGAGACGTCCATGCCTGCCTCCCTCGGTGCCCTGCCCCGTGCTGGCCTGCCCCTGCCCCGTCGGGTGGGTGGCTACCGCCTGCGCCTGCTGGCCTTGGCGTGCTGTGAGGTGGTGGCGCCTGCGGCCTGCATGTGCCTGAGCTGGCAGTAGCCCTTGGCTCTTGGTCCCATGTACTTGGATACGGCGCGGACGCAGCGCTTCCAGTCGCCTGGCGTTCCCCATCGGATCTTGGCTGCGCCTGCCCCGCTGCTCCAGTAGTTCCGCAGGGTCTGGGCGTTGCCGCCGCGCTTGCTGCCGCGTCCCTTGCTGGCCACGTGGATCACTCCTCGGGCTGGTCGATGCGGGCCTCGTAGCAGAGGACGCCGTCCGTGGGTGCACCGAACAGGATGCGGCCCGTGGCGTCCATGAACGTCAGCCAGTTGCGCCCTTGGTCGACCATCGACACGTTCCTGACGGTGGTGAGCTGGCCGGAGCACAGCTCGACGCGGTAGTCCGCTGGGGTCATGACGTGCCCCTCCTCACCTCAGCCCGGGGTGTGTCTCGGGCGGTCGTGTACGGCCCGGCTTGGTGCGGGGTGCGGCGTTGCCCTCGGCGGACGACTTCCGCCCATGGCACTCAGCGCAGACGCCCTGCAGCCCCTCGGGCCGATGGTCGTCGGTCTTGGCCTGGATGTGGTCGCAGTGCGTGGACGGGCGCACGCCGCAGATTTGGCACGTCACGTCGCGGGCCAGTACGCGGGCGCGGATCTTCTTCCAGCCGGGCGGGAGGCGCTTCACGCGGTCCGAGCCCTGCCATCCGCCAGTCATGGGTTACTCCTCGGGGCTGCGTTCCGTATCGCTACTGATAGCCCATCCTCCGAAGCCAGCGCGCCGCCCGCCGGGGTTGTTCTCTACGGCAATACGGTAGAGGCGGACGGCGGTGTCTTCGGCCCGCGGGAGTGGGTCGCCATCGCTGCCGTTGATCTCTATGGTGATCTCGCGGGTACCGTCAGACAGCTTGACGGTGACGTCAGGCATCGTATGCGGGGCGAGGGCTGCGAACTTCTACGCGCCCGGCGATCGGGCTACTGAAGTCGGGGCCGTCAAGTCCGGTCATCACCTCGCCGCTGTAGGCGATGTGGCTATTCGCGGGGATCTCGACGGTCTCAGGCGTGACGATGACGGCTCGCGCGCCGGCCTTGTCGGCGACCTCCTGCCAGTAGTCGACCCACGGCTGGTCCACTCCGATGACCGCGCGCTGCGGCACGGCCTGGTCGACGACGATCACGAACGGCGTCTCGTCGTCGCCGCCTTCGCGGTAGATGGTGGGCAGTTCGAGGATCTGGATGCGGGCCATCGGCGCGGGCCTTTCGTGCTTAGGCGCGGCTGCCCCATCGGGGGCCGCGCAGGGCTTCGGGGACGTCGCTCATCGGCGTGTACGACGGGATGGCGAGGATGTCGGCGAGCCTGAGCTGATTACGGATGCGTGGCCGTTCGGGCGGCTCGGGCCTGTCGAGTCCGGCGAGGACCTCGTCGGTGAGCCCGTGGGCGTGCGCGAGGTCCAGCAGCTCGGGGCAGTCGTTGAGGTTCTCGGTGTTCGGCAGGCCCCACTCGTCGGTGCCGCAGCCCTCACAGGCGGCGGTGAACGCGGTCTGACTGGTGTCGAGGGTGTGCCGGGCCAGGATGCGGCGGTCGGCTTCGCAGCGGCGGAGCGCGGCCGCCTCCGACTCCAGCGGAGCGAGGCGACTGTCGAACGGGGCTGCTTCCCGTCCGGTGACGGTGAGCTCCAGCCCGTCGACGCTCCGGCTGGCTCGGGTGATCGTTCCTCCGACGGCGTGACCGCTATCGTTCGGGTAGACGACGATCTTGGCGCGGCTGCCGTCGTTCGGGTAGATGACGACCTTGCGGCCGACCAGTTGGCGGCGCGCCTCCTCCTCGGCGGCGTCGACTTGCCGGGTGATCCAGGCGCGAAGGTCCATCGGCGCAAGGTTGTCCTGCTCACCCACGGCGCGACCACCACCAAACCCCAAGCGTGTGCCCCCGCATGGCCTCGACGCCACCGCCGAGGTCGGCGAGCACGGCATCCATGTCGTCGGCGTCCCAGTGATGGACGTGCTCCTCGGCGGGGTTGCCGTCGATCTCGCCCTGGGGTGCGTCAACGATGGGTACGGACACGAGGATGTGCCACGCCCCGGCCGCCTCGATGCGGCGCAGGAGGTCGACGGCGTCTTCGCGGGGCATGTGCTCCAGCACGTCCCCGCAGATGACAAGGTCCCGGTGGTAGAGGTGACCGGGGGCGCGGCGGGCGTCGAGGTGGTGCACCTCGTCGCACTTCGCCTTGAGCTTGTACCGGCTGATGTACGGCTTGTGGACCTCGATGCAGGTCCACCACACGCCCTCGTGGGCGGGCCGCAGCAGCTTGGCGTAGGTGCCGGAGCCGGGACCGACGTCGGTGACCGTGTCGGGCTGGTGGCGCCGGAAGCGTTCGAGAGCCCAGTCCTTGCCCTCGTCGATGCTCGTGGGCATGGCGGCCCCCTTGTCAGTAGACGGTGATGCGGCCGGCGAGCTGGACGGGGATCTCAACCCCGGCTGCGACTTTGATCCACACGCGGTAGGTGGCCTGCTCCAGCGTGATGGCGCCGCCGGTAGGGCCGACGAGGATGCGCGCGTCACCGTCGTGCCACTCGCCCGCCAGCCAGTCGCCTGGGCCCGGGTTCGCATCGGTGAGCAGGAACGCCAGTTGGGGCGGCGTCGCGATGGTGATGGGCGTACCAGCTGCCCGTGCGGCGACGGGGATGTGGATGTACTCGGTGCTGGTGGCGGCTATCTCCATGGCGCTCCCACGTGGTAGCCGCGCCGGGGCGGGCCGACGGCGATGGTGATGTCGCTGAGGTCGACGGCGTCGGGGGAAGCGACGCCGGTGGTCTGTGCGCTGCCGTGAGCGGCGGCGTAAGCGGTCTGCCGGACGGTGGCGGCACCGTTGGCCTGTCCGGATCCAGTGGTGGTGGCTCGCGCGATGCGCTTGCTGGTGACGGTCGCGCCGCTGGCCGCGGTGCCAGTGCAGGTGCCGGTGAACAAGGCGGCGTTGGAGAGCGTGTTGACGCGGTCGTACTCGGCGTAGTCGGTGGTGCCGGAGCTGCGGTGGGCGGACAGATCGAGGGCACAGGTGTCGATCCCGGTGGTCACCCAGGTCGGTGTCGCCAACGTGCGGCGGTTGGTCCAGGTCGATCCGTCGGGCGACGTGTCCCACAGGACGTTGCCGCCGGTCTCGCGGATGCGGAGCCACAGGTGGGTGGTGCCGCTGTAGGCGATCTCCACCGCTGTCGCGTCGAAGTAGCCGACGTCGGACTGCATCCGCAGCATGGTCGTGACCATGTTGATCGTGAAGCCGATCCTCGTGCCGTCCGTACCGGAGTTGACCATGAAGGCGCAGTACGCCTCCGTGGCGCCGCTGGCCGCGGGCCGGGTCGGGACCTGCACGTACACCGAGCTGCCCGCCAGGGTCCACTGGTAGGCGCTCTGGTATCCGGCGAAACCGGTCGTGCATGGGACGCGAGCGCGGCCCCCGACCTCCGACACGCCCCCGTAGTAGTTGCCCCATTCCGGGCCGACGATGTTGTCGCTGAAGTTGTCGACGAGGGTGGCGATGAGGCCCACGGTCCACCCCTTACGAGATCGTGAAGACCAGGCCGCCTGCGGCAATCTTGAAGTCGTCGCCAGCTGCGACCGTGCGGTTCGCATCGAGTGGCATGTACGCCCATCGCACCGGGGTGCCGGCGCTGTCCCAGACCTCGGCGCCGACCACGGTACAGGCGGGCATGGACGTCCACAGCAGGTCCGCCGAGTTGCTCACCGAGCCGCTCGCCGCGGCAGCGACTGTCATGTTCTTGCGGCTGTAGGAGCCGCCCGTCACCTCGGTGCCCGCGGTCGCGTCATCGCCGTTCGCGGTCACGAGCGCGACCTTGATGGGGGCGGTCGGCGCGGTCGTGGTGTTGCCGAACATCCAGTCCAGCAACCGGTTCTCCGCCGTGTTCGTCAAGTTGTCCGCCACGGCGGGCTCCTCTCGCGTGGGGTGCCCGCTGCCCGGCGGGCCGCCGTGGTGCCGGGCAGCAGGCGGGGCCCGCCCTGGGGGGACGTCGGGCCCGGTCGGGGGTCAGGCGGCGCGCGCCCCGTCGGGGAGGGGTGGGGCTTCGCCGGGGGTGAGGAGGCCGGTCCATTCGTCGCGGGTGGCGCGCGGCAGGTCGTCGAGGTAGTAGCGGGCGGCCTTGCCCCGGCCCTCGCGGCGGATGCGGCCTTCGCTGGCCCATCGCCAGATGGTGCCGACGGGCCGGCCGGTGTAGTGGGCGGCGTCGGCGGCGGTGACGAGCCTGGGGGGCATGTGGCACCCCCTTGGACGTGCGTGAGGGCCGCCTGGTCTCAGGCGGCCCTCAAAGCGCAGTAATGCTAGTTGAGCAGATCATGACTTCGGTGCTGTTCAAATGTCAAGCACTGGGCTTGCCCAGCTCGCTGATCGCGACGGCTGCGTCGGTGACGAGACGCTCGGTCCTTTCCAGTTCTTCGCGAAGCGCGTCACCGGCCAGTGCCCTGTACGAGAGGTCTATGTGCGCGTTCCCCAGATCGGCGACCACCCGCTCCAGGCGGTGGATACGAAGGTCTTCAGGGTCCAGGTGGGTAGCCATGCGGACATCATGTCCCCCTGCTCCTCCGTCATACCTGCCCGAACGTCGCGACCATCGCGTCCGGCGAGGTCTCCAGCGGGTCAGTGCCCTTGTCGTGGCACCGGATGCAGCGCTCCCCGTGCTGTCCCTCGTGGGCCATGTACAGGTGCTCGCCGCAGAAGTAGCCGCCGCAGCCCCCCTCGTCGCCGCCGGGCGTCTCGCCGCAGAGGTATGCGAGCCCCCGGTCGATCTGCTCCTCGCAGCCGGGCTCCTCGCACACGGCCTCGACGCTGTAACCGGCCTGGATCTTCTCGCCGTCGCGGTAGATCTCGTAGTAGGCGTAGCCCATGATTCCTCCTCAGTGAAGGTCGATGTCGGTCCGCCCGAACCACTTGGTGCTCGCGTTGACCGTCTGGTTGATGTTGTACGTGTCGCCGCCGCGGCGGCCGGTCTTGAGGAGCAGCACGATCAGGATGGCCCATCCGATGAGCCCCGCTCCGGCGGCGGTGGCGGCGTCCACGATCTGTGCGGCGCCCCAGCCGACTCCGGCGGCGAGTGCCCCGCCTCCGATGCCGCCGCCGAGCAGGCGCTGCGCGAGCGGATCGAGGACGGGCTGCGGGCTCAGGTCCCGGGGCGGGGTGGGCTGGACGGGCGCCGGGGCCTGGGAGCGGCGCATGGGCACCAGCTGCCCGTAGGCGTCCGGCACCCACACGACCGGGTCGTGCTCGCCGTACAGCTCGACGGGGCCGGACAGGGGTGCTTCGACGGGCCAGCCGGGCAGCTGCTGCCCGCCGTACTGGTGCTGCGGGTCGGGCAGCGGCTGCGGGGACATGGCGGTGCGGCTCCTCTCGGGTTCAGTCGTTGAAGTACTCGTTGAGGCGGTCACTGGACTCGCGGGCCGCCTCGGCGACCTCGCGACGCTCCTCCGCGGCGCGCTGATGTATCCCGGCAGCCGTCGTCTTACCGGAAGCGGCGAGCCGGTCAGCGATCTTTTGGGCACGGTTGGCCGACTGCTCGTAGTCGGCAGCGATGCGCTGCCGGTCAGCCTTGGTGTAACGGCGCCAGGACATCGGGGCTCCTCTCAGGTGGCGGGGTCAGTCGGTGGCGGGCATGCCGCGGCGGCGTTCCCACTCGCGGACGCAGCTCTGCGCGATCTGCTGGGTGACGGGGTCGGGGGCGCCTTCGTGCTGCTCAAGCGCGGTGACCAGCTCTTCGTCGGTGAAGTCCGGGACGGTCTTGTCCGGCCAGGTGGGCATGGAGGCTCCTATCGTGTGGTGGAGTCAGGTGATCTGCACGTGGGTGATGGTGAGGCTGCTGTCATGCGTGATGGACGAGTCGCAGTTTCCGCACTGGAACCCGGTGGGGTAGCGGTCCATGAGGGCGTCGCAGCACTCGGGGATCTCGGCGAGGCCGAGCTCGTCGCCCTCGTCAAGGGACTCGATGTTGATCTGGCTCACGGTGGGCTCCTCTCAGGGGCGGTTGCCGTCGGTGTCGTCGGCGGGCTGCGGCATGGTCATGGAGAAGGTGACGGTGAAGTCGCCGTCGTCCTCCATCTCGATCTCGCTGCCGGTCTCGGGGTTGATCTCGGGCATGGCGGTCCCCTTACTGCTCGTCGGTGTCGTCGGCCTCGTAGGCCCAGCGCATGGGGCGGGCGGCCATGAGGCGCGCGTGCTCTTCCTGCTCCTCGGGCGTGCCCTCGTAGTCGCTCTCGGACATGGCGGATCTCCTCTCAGGGGCGGTTGGTGTCGGCGCGGATCTCGTCGATGGTCCGGTCCACGGCCGGCTGGCCGTGCTCGGCGACGAGCCGGTAGTAGGGCTGGAGGAGGCGCTCCTTGTCCTCCTCGTAGGTGGCCGGGTTCGACAGAGCGTCGACGGCCCCGACGACTTCTCGCAGTTGGTCCTTCACGTCGGGTCTCCTCTCAGGCGTCGGGCGGGCTGCCCGGCATCCCCCTCACCGCCCGTGCGAGACGGACGGATCGGGGGCAGCCGGTCAGCCGCGGCGCAGCCAGGAGACGCGGCGTGCGGCGTCGGCCACGGCGTCGTTGGAGGCCACGAACTCCTCGCTGTTCGGGTCGGTGTCGGCGTTGTTGAAGCGGGCGTTGTGCTCGGCCTTCTTGGCCTTGTAGGTCTCGCGGGCCTGCTTGGCCTCGCTGCGCTTGGACATGGGGGTTCCTCTCGGTAGATAGGGCGGAGCGGGGCTGTCCCGGCTCCCCTCACCGCCCGTACAGGACGGGCGGATCGGGCAACCGGTCAGCGGGTGCGGGCTCGGGAGCTGATGACGCGCGCGCCGGGCTCGTCGGCCAGGGCGGCCTGCTCGGCGCCGGTCAGGATCTGGTCGCCGGACTCGTCGTCGGGCCCGACGCCGTCGCCGCGGTAGGTGACCCGTGAGCCGTCGGGGCGTTCGAGTTCGACCTCGGCTTCATAGCGCGTGGGTTTGGTCATATTCGCCTCACTTGTTGAAGGTGTGACTGATGTTGGTGTGGACTTCGTCGCCGTTGATGACGGTGGTCCCGTCGCCGTGGATCTCGGTGCTGGTGACCCGACCGCCCGAGCCGATGTGCGTCGCGCCGGTGACGGTCCCGATCTGCGTCAGGTCGTCGGCGTCGACGCCGTTCGCTTTGTTGTTGATGTCCCTGGCCATGTGCTCCTCCTGGTTGTCTGAGTTCTTGCGCCTGGGCTGCCCTGCTGTCTCACTTGCCGAAAGGCTTCAGGTCGCCGCGGCGCTCCAGTTCGTCCAAGCCCTCATTGACCCGCTGGTGATCCCGGTCATCGGACAGGCCCGCCTCGCGGGCGTCTGCCGCGTTGTGCGACGAGTTCCAGACCTCGAACTTGACGTCCTCGTTGTCGTAGTCGCTGAAGTCCATGGCTCCTCCTTGTCTGGGCCGGGGCTGTCCCGGCTCCCCTTGCCGCCCCGGCGTATGCCGGGGCGACGCGGGCAGCCGTCACCACCAGCTGGACTTGGTCTTCGGTACGAGGTTGGGGTGGCCGGCCGCCTTGCAGGCGATGCACTGCTGGCAGTCGCCCTGCGACGGCACGTAGCCGGACGACCAGATGTTGTGCAGGACGTGTGCGTGGTACCAGCACTGCGGGCACTCGCCCGGGGGTGTCTCTTTGGCGCTCATCTCAGTCCACGTCCTCGCAGTCGATGTAGCGGAAGGCCGCGAAGGCGGTGGCGCGCGGGTTGTCGGTCTTGTCGCAGACCCTGCTGGCCTTGCGGACCTTCCCGGCGTTGACGTAGGCGGCGGCGCGGCGCGCAGCCTCGTCGTCGACAGGCGCGTTCAGATCCAGCGGCTCGGGGCTGGTGTTGCGGCGGAACAGGCCCATGGCGCTCTCCTTCGGTTGCTGGGCATCGGGGCGGGGGGTGGGGCGGTTCACCACCAGCCGGTCTTCTTGGTGGCCCGGTCGACGGCCTTCTGCTTCTTCTGCTCGAACCGGGCGGCGCGCGCGGCCTCGTGGGCGGCGCGGCGGATGAGGGCCTTGTCCGTCTCGCGGTCGGCGGCCTTCTGCAGGATTCGTTCGACGCGTGCTTCAAGGTCGGCTGCGCTCTTGCCGCGGGCCTCGCGGCGGGCGATCCGGCCGGCCAGCGCGATGATGCGGGCGGCCTCGAGGTGGTTGACGTCGTCCCGGTCGGTGATCGGCATTGGGGCTCCTTCGGTAGGTGGGCGGTTTGGTCAGTGAGTGAGGCGAGGTGTGTCGGCCGGGCCCGGAAATTGGGCCTTGCAGGCCACCCGGAGGGCTGCCTCACTGCCTCACTGATTGCGTGTTCTTGCAGGTGGGAGCTGGTGGGGCTGTTCAGTGAGGCGGTCAGTGGAAAGTCACTGCCTCACTGACGGGTCACTGGGGGTCAGAGGCGTCTTGGCTGCGGTTCGCGAGAGCCCGCAGCACCCTCTCCCGCCGCACGTGGGGGTAGCCGTCGTAGGTGTTGGTGTCCTCCCCTGCGTCGACGAGGAGGCGGCGCAGGCGACTGCCGTCCCAGCCTCGGTAATGGGATTCGTCGAGATTCTTGAGACGGTGGATGACGTCCGGGGTACGGACGCGCCTCTGGGCCCCCATGACGGTTAGGAGGTCGGTGAGTTCGTCGCGCTCCTTGGCGACCTCTGTCTTGTCGCGGGTCTCGACGGCTGCGCGGCGCGCTTTGGCCCGGTCGGCGATCATCACGGCATCGTCGCCGTCGATGAAGTGGGTGCGGACCGTGGTGGATGCGGCGCCCGTCGGCAGTTCGATGCCGCTGCCGGCGACGACGAGGGTGCCCTTGTCGAGGCCCTGGCGCAGCTTGTGCGGGGCCGCGCCGGCGGTCACGGGGGCGTCGCCGAGGGCCATCTTGGCCTGGGATTCGGTGCCGAGCACGAGGCTGGCGCGGATGTGGTTGCCCTCGCGGGAGCGCTTGGGCAGGTTCTGGTCGGTGGGGTCCTGGGTGCCTTCCCAGATGGTCACGTTCACGGCGCGGCCCTGGTCGTGAATACCTTTGACCGCCTTGAAGTACCGACTGGTGGCCTTCTGGCCGCCGTAGGGGGCGCCGTACTTGACGGTCCCGCTGTCCGTGACATAGGTCTCCCGGACGCCCGACCCGTAGGCGACCTGCGCCTCGTCCACGATGACGACCAGCGGCCGGAAAACGGTGCCCGCTGGGGCCTGGAGGCGGCGCTGCATCTCCTCGAACGCCCCCTCAACCATGTGCGTCACCTCCATGACGTGGTCGTCGGTGGGCCCTTCGATCAGCACGGTGGCCAGGCCGCGGAACATCCGCCAGTCGCCGACGCCCTTGAGGTCGGCGACGCGGAACTCGACGGTCGCGTCCAGCGCCAGCCACAGGGCCAGGGCCCGCAGGCTTGCGGTCTTGCCTTCGTTGGACAGGCCGGTGACCAGCACGTGCTTCTGATAGAGGCTGACCAGGGCCGCGTCACCGCGCAGATCCTGGCCCCAGGGGGCTCGGCCGTTCTTGTAGTCGGCGGTCATGCTCGGGTCGGTGACCAGCGGGGATGCGGGCACGGGCTCGTCGAGGGCGCCGGAGTCGGCGATCCACAGCCGCACCGTGCGGGCGGCCGGGGCGACGCTGATGTACAGCTCGTGCTCGTGCCGGCCGAGGTTCTCGGCGAGCTTGCGCCGCTTGCCCATGATCTCTTCTGTGGACACCTCCAGCGGCAGGGTCACGTCGACCTCGACGCCGCATCCGGCCAGGGCGATCGGGCTGAGCATCGCCGCGCCCGCGTCCCCCATCTCCTTGATGGCCTTGCGCAGCGCGGAGATGCCCAGGTGGCTCAGGGCGAGGACCACCACGGACGGGGTGATCGGCTCGCCGTCGCTGCGCTGGCTGGCGGGCAGCGCCCACTGGGGGGCGGAGCGCTGGTTGCGGCCGGTGTTCCACAGGGCCAGCAGGCCGAGCGCCGGGGCGGCCATCATCAGCGGCCCCCACACGAACGTGCCGATGATGTAGGCCCAGTGGATGATGTCGATGACCAGGCCGATCGGCGCGACGATGTCCGACGGGTCGCCGGTGGCCAGGGCCACGGCCCCGCCGAGCCCCAGCAGGGCTCCGGTGCCGACACCCGCAGCGACCACTGTGCCCTTGGCCAGCCGCACCGGGGCGGTGAGCAGGTCCATGCGCCGCTGGTGGCGCGCGGCCCGGTATTTCTGGCCGCGCTCCTCCCACTCGGCGGCCTCCGCCAGCTTCCCGCCGGCCTCGTAGGCCCGCATCATGCGCTCGTAGCGGGCCGCGGTGCGCCCGTCCCAGGCCCGGCGGGCCGCGATGCGGGCCCCGCCGTACAGGTACATGCCGTGCCGGACCGCGAGACGGCCGACGGTGCGGGTCTGCTCGCTGGTGGCGATGATGCGTACCCGCCGCAGAGGGCGGGCCCGGCGTCGTGCGGGCGCCTTGCCCTCGGTGGCCGCCTGGGTGCGGGTGTCGGGCTTGACGAGGCTGAGCCGTACCGGCTCGGCGGTGGTGTCCGGGGTCCGCTCGTGGATGTCGTGCCCGGTGGTGGTGCTCATGCGTAGCCACCTCCGCCCTTGCCCACGCCGCCGTCGTCGGCGGGCTGCTTCTTCTTCGATTCGCGGGACAGAACGGTCCGTACATATGGCGGGTCGACCTTCAGCTGGTGTCGCTCGTGCACCATGCGCACCACTTCGGCGGCGGTCGCATCCTCGCCGAGCCGTGATGCGGCCTCGACGATCGCCTGCGTCTTGGTGACCGGCGGCAGCTCGCCGACCTGCGGCGCATCATGATGCGCATCATGATGCGGGTCGGGTACGCGCTCCACGCGGACGTGCTCCCGGGGGGCGTCGAGCGCCAGCGCCACGTCGACCGCGTCCACCACGACTCCGTGCTCGATCAGCAGGGAGGCGAGTTCGGCGTGCGAGAGATGCGGGTGTGATGCGGCGACGATGCGCACCGCCCGCGCCGGATCCATGGCAGCGAACTGCTCCCGCAGCACGTCGCGCGGACCGCGCGGCTTCTCGGCCTGCTCATCGTCCGGCCGCTCGGCGTTGCTGATGTGCGCCAGGGCCCGCTGGCGGACGCTGCCGCCCGCGGTCACAGGGGCCAGCAGCCACGCCCAGCCGCCGAACTGCGGGAGCCTGAACGGGCGCTCTCCCAGCGTCTTGCGTGCCTCTGCCCGGGGCCCGGCCCAGGACAGTTCGGAGACGGCCAGCAGGGCCAGGGTGGGGGTGGAGAACAGCAGGCAGGCCGGCAGGCCGCCGTCGATGAGCTGGGCGTGGAAGCGGTTGAGGTAGACCGAGACGCCGGCCATCGCCAGGGAGGCAAGGCGCGCGCCGATCGCGGAGCGTCCGGCCTTCGACGCCTCGGAGGCGAGATAGAGGCAGGCGTAGGCGGTGCCGTCGAACACGGCGACCGCCGCGCCGCCGACCGGGCTCGGCGCCTGGTAGTGGCGGGCCACCGCGTACAGGGACCATCCGGTGACACCGAGGGCGGCCAGGGACACGATCGCGAGGGCCACGCGCCAGGTGGTGCGGTTCACGAGGCCCTCCCGGGAGTGAGTGCGGCGGTCACGGCTACTTCCTTTCGGGTTGTTCAGGTGAGGCGGTTGAGCCAGCGGCACGGGCGGCAGCCGGGGCCGTGGTCGCGCGTGCCGCGCAGGTGGATCAGGAGAGTGATGCCGGTGATGACCACGGCGAGGCAGAACAGTGCACAGGCCGCGTCGAGTGCGGTCCGCATCACGCCCACCCCCCGATCGCCAGCCCAGCGGCGATGACCGCGGGCAGGGCGGCGGCTTTGAGCAGCAGCCCGGCGGTGCGCAGGCGCCGCATCTTGGTGTCGGCAATCCGCGACAGGTTGATCAGCTCGGTGTACGGGTCCGCGGTGACGTGCAGCGCCGTGTACAGGTCGGCTCGGGTGCAGCGGGCGTAGTGGATGAAGTTGTCGGTTCCGCTGCCGTTCAGCCGGGGCAAGACCACGTCGAGCAGCAGCCACGCCGCGGCGCCAGCGAGGAGTACGGCGAGGACCGTGGTGGCGGCAGTCGGCCAGCCGCTGCGGATCAACGCCCCGGCGTTCGATGCGAGCGGACCGGCGATGATCGCCAGGGCGGCGAGGAGAATGCTCGCCTTCGTGTCCGTGCGGGCGATCTCGCTGCGGACGACCGCGAGTTCGGCCTCGACGCGGCTGCCCGTGGCGGTGCTCACGCCGCCTCCGGCCCGTAGCGCCGGGCGAACGCCGCGACGTCCATATACATGGCGCGCGCCTCGTCGGCGGTGAGGTCGGGCCGCAGGTACCAGGCCCAGGCGTCGGCGTAGGGCGCGCCGGTCGCGGTGCGGATCAGCATTTCGATGATGGCGCCGACGGCGTAGTAGGTGGTGCGCACCCTCCCGTCAGCGACTTCGCCGGGGCCGCCCGCCCGGAAGGAGTCGGGCACCTTCCAGTTGATGGTGGCGGCGCGCTCGGCGGCGGCCTCGGCGTGCGCGACAACCTGCGCGCCGGTGATCGGCTGGCCGTCGGTCCCCCACCACAGGCGGCCCTCGGGGTACTTCTTCTCGTACAGGCCGCGGGCGCGGTCGATCAGGGTCTCGGTCGTGGTCATGGCTGTCCTCTCAGGTACGGGGTTCGGGCTGGGTGGTGACCTTGATGGACACGCCGCGGGCGTCGCGGCGATAGACGCGGCCTGCGTTGATGCGCATCTTCCGTTCGACGGCGTCCTGCAGGTCGACACCGGTCATGCCGGCGAGTGCGGCGAGGAGAAGGAAGGCGCTGGCCAGGTGCCTGCCGATGTCCTGGTTCTCAAGCCAGGCAGTGAGGGCGTCGGTGGCCTTCCTGGTGAGGAGACCGAACTGCAGCGGGACACTGACGTCGGCGGGCTGGCGCCAGTGGAGCGCTGTCCGCTCGACCTCGGCGTGCAGGTCGAGGCCAGTCATCCCGGCCAGTCCGACGCTGAAGAGGAAGATGTCGGCGAGTTCGAGGTCGAAGCCGGGTTCGCCGCGGCGCCAGGCGGTGAAGGCTTCGCCGACTTCGCCAATGAGCAGGGCGACCTCGAGCGGGACATCGGTGGTGTTGAGGCCCTTGGCGACCTTGTTGGCGACCGCGGCGGCCTGGATGGCGCGCAGGTCCATCACGGCGCCTCCGGGAGAGACATCGCGCGGCACGTCTCCGCGTGCGCCTGAGCCCACTCGCGAGCACGAGCCTCGGCACGCTGCTGCCCCGTCAGCTCAGACCATCGATTGCCGTAGTCGTAGTCCCCCCAAGGGAAACGGTCGGTATCCGGGCATCCGCCGCACGCAGCCACGGTGGTGTACACCCCGCCACCACGCTCGTCACGGTCGATCTCGGTGACGGTTACAGCGAGGGCCGCGTCCCGCATGGCCTCACCGGCAAGAGTGAGGTACCTGGCGATCAGCCGGGGCACCCGGCGGGCCGCCTCAGCCTCCTCCCGGGCCTTACGCTCCTTCTGCTCCGCGATCCGGGCTTCGAGGATCGTCATCAGTTCGGCGACCGGGTCACTCATGCTCACGCCCACCTCCGCCCGGTCTCGGGCCGCATCGCGATCCACACGAGGGTGGCGGCGAGCGCGGCACCCGCGGCGAGCGGCGTCGACAGCAGCCAGGCGACGGCGGTGCCGACCGCAGCGAGCGCGGTGACCACGGCGGGCAGCAGGGCCGGGCAGGCAACGACCAGCGCGACGGTCAGGGCCAGGGCGACCCAGGCGGCGGGACGCATCACGGCCTCCTCGTCGCGCGGGCCGCGGCGGCCAGCAGCTGGTCGTGGGCGCGCAGCGTGGCCTGGCGGACGTCGTCCAGGGTTTCGTCGGTGGCGTCGCCGAGAGCGAGGCAGGTGGCCACGCCCTCCCGTGCGGCGCGCAGCAGGTGCTGCTCGTGCGGTGCGACGACTTCCAGGCGGGCCATGGAGCGGGTGACCGCCGAGCGGGCCTCCCAGCGCTCCTGGCGCCCGGCTGGCGGGTCGCCGCCCTCGCGGACCGTCTGCAGCTTGAGGTACTGGTGGCGGCGGTGGTCGACCAGCGCGCCGGCCAGCTCGACTGCGGCCTCGCCGACCTCGCGCCGGTGGCGCTCGGCACGCTCCGCACGGGCGGTCCGTACCGTCGTCGCGTACTGGATCAGGCCGGTGACCCCGGCGCCCGCGAGCGTCGTCGCCGCGCCGATGATGACGTCGGTGTACATCACGCCACCGCCATCTGCTCGGCGGCAATCGCGCGCAGGTCGTCCATCAGGCGGGGCTCGTCGGGGTGGTCGGCGTCGTGCTCGATCGCTGCCACGTAGATGGCGGTGATGACGTCGTATCCGTCGGTCGCGAGCGCCGCGCGGAACTCGGCGATCAGGGCAGCTCGGGTCTGGTAGCTCATCGATATGACCTTCCGGTCGATATGTCGATACGAGTGGGTGGCCGGGCCCGGCGGCGCGGGCCCGGGAGGGATCAGGTCAGGCCGTCGCCCGGCTCGGGCTCGCGCTCTCGGGCGGCGGAGCCGTGCTGGCGGGCGTAGGTCTGGATGGCGTGCGGCCGGTAGTCGGCGAAGCACAGGGCGAGGAGAGGGGTGTCCCACCAGCCGAGGAAGATCTCGTCGATGTCGGCGACCAGCACCGGGTCGACTGGGCCGGGCTGCGAGGCGTGGCCGCTCACGACTCCACCTCCGGCTCGGCGAGGGCCGGCGCGTAACCGGTGATCTCGACGTTGGCGCCGAGGGACTTGCCGCGCACCCGCAGGAACACGCCGCCGTAGGTGCGGTACTCGACGTCACCCGACGGCAGGCCCAGGGCCTCACGCCACGTCTCGAAGTCACCGAGACCCTCGTGGAGGCCGATGTCGATCTGCGACGGGTAGACGGGACTGACCGCGATGTAGGCAGCAGGCAGGTGACCGAAGGTACGGGCCAGCACGACGGCGGTGTCCAGCGCCGCCTGCTGATCGGCGAGAGTCCTCACGACGCCTCCCGCGGCACGATCTTGAACACGTCGCCGTGCGCGCTGTACACCACGTGGACGTCCTCGCCCGCGGCGCGCAGCACCTCCACCGCGGCGTCGAGGATCAGCGACGAGCGGGGGTTGCCGGCGGGCAGCTCGCGCGGGACGGAGACCAGGGCAGCGATGGGAGCGGTCGGCTCGATGGCGACGGTCATGACGTCCACCCCGCCTCACCGCTCGTGATCGCCTCGTAGGCGTCGGCCATAGCGTGCAGGCGGGTCAGGTGATCGCGGACCCGGGCGACGTAGGCACGCAGCTCGTCGGGCGTCAGAGTGACCCAGTCGTCGCCGCCCGCGTCGAACGTCAGCTCCGGGGCGCCGGTGTCCGGGTCGTAGGCGATCTGCGCCTGCAAGACCTGGTGCGGCTGACCCGTCGGATACGTGCCCCACGACGAGTCGATGCTCGTCGCGTACAGCGGAGCACCCGCCAGACGATCGGCGGCCGGGGTCAGGGTGAACGGGATCGGGGCGTCGGGGGTGGCCGAGACCGGTGACACGGTGCCTACGGGGAGACCCGTAGAATTCGGGATAGCCATCAGGGGACCCTTCAGAGAGCCTGGTGGTCAGGGCCGGCCTGCGAGGTAGGAGTCGCAGCGTCCGGCCCGTTTTCATTTGTGTAGCGCGTCTCGACAGGCATGGCCTGGTAGGAGTGAGCCGCGCCTTGAAGCTCTGATTTGAAAGGTAGACCTCCCCTCACCCGGACGTCAAGGCACATCTTGAAAGAGATTGTGATCGGCTCTACCCTCAATGCATGACTGACACCCTGGACGCCGCGATCGCCGATGTTGTCGGCGCCTTGGATGCCATCGCTGACCCAGTCGAGCGGTACCAAGCGATGCCGTCGGTCAAGACCAAGGTGGACGACGCGCTTAGGGGGGTCCGTCAGCGCATCGCGCTGGAACTCCATGGCCAAGGGAAGCCCTGGCGAGAGGTCGGGCAGCTCATGGGAAACGTGTCCGCACAACGCGCCTGGCAGATGTCGCGGGGCGAGTGACGTGATCTCCATGCCTTCGAGTCAACGCGCGCACGGCGCTGCACACGAGGCACGCCGGGTGTAGCTGCGGGACACCAGCCGGACAGGTATCGAAAGCCACGACGGGGCGGGGTCACCGGTGGAAGTCGTAGACGAGTGGAGCGGCCGGTACGCGAACGCTCTCCAGGCCGCGCTGCGGATGACCCGCGAAGAGTTCGCCGAGCATCTCGGTGTCGCACCCCGGACCGTCGCTGCCTGGCACAAGGACCCCGGGATCGTTCCACGTGCGGAGATACAGCGCGCGCTGGACACCGTGCATGAACGAGCCCCTGAGGCTGCCCGCCGCCGCTTCGATGCGCTGACGAGCCCGAAACCCTCCGTCGAAGCGCAGGCCCTCCGCGTGGCCATCGCCGTCGTCGTCCGCGGCAACGCCGTCCTGCTGGTGTGCCGACGCGGCAGCGATGCACTCACGTGGCAGTTCCCGGCAGGAGTCGTGAAGCCGGGACACATCTCCGATGCAGTTGCCGTGCAGGAAACACACGCCGAGACCGGTGTGCACTGCACAGTGAAGAAGTACCTGGGGAGCCGTCTCCACCCGGCCACAGGCGTTCAGGCGGACTACTTCCTCGCGGAGTACCTCGCCGGCGAGGTGACGAACGTCGACCCACTGGAGAACACGGATGCCGTCTGGGCTCCGATCGAGAACCTGACCCGCTTCATCCCGACCGAATCGATCTACCCGCCCATCCTGGCGGCCCTGGAGGGGAACGCATGACGGAGAGTAGCGAAGAGAAGCCCGGCATCTCAGCGGCGATCATTGTGGGCGGGGGCCGCGTGTTGATGGTCCGCCGCCGCGTAAAGGAGGGCGAGCTGTCCTGGCAGTTCCCCGCTGGCGCGATCGAGGCCGGGGAGACCGCCGAGCAGGCCGCCGTTCGGGAGACGCTGGAGGAGACCGGGCTGACCGTCGAGGCGACCAAGCTGATCGGTGAGCGGGTGCATCCGAAGACAGGGCGGAGCATGTCGTACACCGCCTGCTCGGCCATCTCCGGCGAGGCGCACGTCGCAGACACCGAGGAGCTGGCCGAGGTCGCATGGGTGGCGCACTCGGAGATCAGCGACTACGTGCCATACGGGCTGTTCGGGCCGGTGCAGGAGTACCTGGACGACGCGCTGACGCGCTGAGTGCACGCCAGAAGGAGCCCCGGCCGGATACGCGGCCGGGGCTTGTCGTGTCCAGAGCACCTGTCGGCCGCCACCGCAGGGCCGCGTGGTCCGGGCGCTACGAGTCCTGCCTACGCTCGCGCCAGCGCCTGCGGACGATCAAGAACGCGAACAGGCCGCCGATGGGGCAGGACGCAACGACCGTGGGGAGCCCCGCCGGCCATCCCTCACCGACAGGGAAGGGAATGGCCAATGCGGTGATCAGCGGAACACCGCACAGGAGAAGTGCCACCCCCCACGACCAGACCTTCGCGAAACCTTTCCACCAGCTTTGGGACTGCACCCACGGTTCGACATACAGGAGTCCGGCTGAAACCGGCCACACGACAGCCAGGGCAATGACCGGGGAAATGGCAAGTCCCTTCTGGCCGATCAACTCGCGAATGAAGGACGCCCCCGGATAAGCCAGAGCGAACCCCAGGGCCACACCGACGGTGCTGTAGCCAAAGGCTTGCTTCACGCTTACCTGCTCGCTGTCTTCGGACGCTTTCCCCAGCATGGCTGCTCCTGGCTATCGTGTGGCCGATACTCCCTTACCGTCAGGCGCAGGCGCTGGCGACTCCGTCGAGGCCGCTCACGGCCATGACGAAGTCGGCGAACTCCTGGCCGGCCTCCGGCGGGACGTGTCCTTCCTTGATGAACTTCCAGGCGTACTTAGCGAACTTCGCGTATCCGCCGAGTTTGCCGATGATGCGGGCGACCTTCGCCACGGGTATGCCGTTCTCCGCGGCGAACTTCGCGATGGCGACGCCGCAGCCCAGCCAGTTGACGCGCAGGACCGTGCCGTCGTTGGTGGCTACGGCGGACCCGCTGCCCTTCATGGCCCGGTTCAGGTACTCGATGACCTCGCGGTCGTTCAAGTTCTTCTTCTGCAGGTGGTCCGGGGCGTTCTCGATGGCCCGCGCGAACGATTCCAGCGCCTTGGTCGCTGCCGCATCGCTGACGTTCGGTGCAACCGACGCGGCTGCCGGGGCCGCACGGTGGGCGACGGCGTTGGCTGCCGGACCGGCGAGACCGAGCGTCACCGCCACCAGCGCCGTTGTTGCAGCGATCCGTATCGTATTAGACTTCACTTGTTGCACTCCTTTGTGCGATGCCGGGGAAGAGGGCATAGCGGAGCGATCGGTGAATAGCCTGCAAGCATAGACCGGTTGCCCCCAGCCTTCTTCCCCGTTCTTCTTCCTTGGTCCGCAGCCGCCAGGGTCAGCGCCGCGTTGACGGGAAGCTAACACACCAAAAGGCCTGCCCCAAGCGATCTTTCGCGGTAAGCAACATACCGCCCAACCGACTGACGCACATTGATAAACCAAGGGCTAGCAGGCGCCGCCTTCCCGCCGAAGAGGAGTAGGCCCGCGTGCAGCGCAGCAGCGAGCCCCCACCCGGAGATCCGGGCGAGGGCTCTGTCATACCTCGATGTAGGCGATCACGACCTGGGAGCCGAGGGCGGTCGCGTAGTAGACGACGCGGACGCTGGTGCCGGGCTCGCGGTAGTCGCGGAACGGCGGATTATCGGGGATCGGGTCGCCGATGTCGGGGTTGACCTGTATGGCGACGATCGCGCGGTCGGCCGCAATGGTCTCCGGGATGTTGAACCCTTCCAGCTGCTCGGCCGCAGCGTCGCCGAAGTGGACTTGGGTGCGTCGGGGGCCGTGCTTAGGCGACATGCCAGGAGTCAACCACGATGCCGAGCCGCTCGTAGTGCTCGTCGCGAAGTTGCTCCCAGGGCTTGCATTCGTCGAGGCGGGGCAGGCCGTCGGCAGCGAAGCCTTCGAGGATGCCGGCCAGCTCGGGGGTCTGCTCGCGCTCGCGCTCTGCCCAGGCGCGGAGGTTCACTGCAGCCTGCGTGTCGATCGGCTCCGGCATGGCCGTCCTCCAGGTTCGGGATGAGACACCAGATTAGCAATCCGCATTGCACCGACAATGGGTTCTGTGGACTGTGGTGGCCGCCCGTGACCGACTCGGCCGCCGCCCCGTTCTCCTCCCGTGACCGATGACGACCTCGACGCCCTGCATCTGCTCCTGGACACGGACGACCCGCGCCTGCCTGTCATCACGGCGGGTGAGGCGCGGGCCGCGGTGGCGCTGCTGGCCCACTACGGCCAGGGCGACGGCGAGACGGCGGCCCTGGCGCGGCGGTGGTCAGCGAATGTGGCGCGCAGGCAACGGCTGAGTAGCCGCGCCGGGTCACTCACCCTGACCGCTGGCCTGGCCCTGGTAGGTGCTGGCTGTGTTGAAGCCTTGCCGGGCTCCCAGGTCTCGGTGAAGCCGGCGAGCGTGGCGAGCAGGTGCCGCTCGGCCGCCGCCTGGAAGTCGCCCTCGGGGCCATACCACGGCAGGTCGGGCAGTTCCCCGTACTCGCCGAGGCCTTCGAGCTCCCATCCGCTGTCACCTCCGCCGAGGTGGTAGCCGTAGACGAGCATCGCATCAGTGGACTGGCCCATGGTCAGTGCTCCTTCGTGGTGGTGGCGGTCACGTCGCGTCGCCGACGTAGCGGTAGCCGGTGCTGGTCGGGCGGAAGCGGTAGAGGTCGATGCGGGTACGCCGTGCCCCGGGTACGGGGACGATGCCCTGCGGGGTGATGGCCATCCGCTCCACTTCGGCGTGGGTGGCGTCGATTGAGGCAATGCGCAGGCACCGGTCCGGCATGCGCGGGTCGGCGTCCTGCCAGATCTGGCCGACGGCAGGGGCAGGGGTCTCGGTCATCGGGGGCTCCGTAAGTTGTCAGGCCGCGGCCCGGTCGGCGAGCGGCAGGTCGAAGAGGTCACTGTGCCCGTACTGGGCGCCGCAGTACCGGCACTTCTCGCCGTGGGTGGACACGGTGAAGGGAAGGGTTGCGCCGCACGGGCACAAGACGCGGATCTTGCGTTCCGGTTGTTCGCCGGTGACGAGGCGCTGGGCGTGGTTGTGGTGGGCGCGGACTTCGTGGTGCAGGTCAGCGGCGGCACTGAACGAGGCGTAGATCCACGGGGAGTTGGCGGCGAGGAACGTCACCGTCCCGGCGAGGGTCTGCCGCAGGTCACCCCGGAACGGCGCCGCCTCGTAGCCGAGTTCGTCGCGCACCGCCGCCTCCCAGTCGGCGAGGACGGTGACCAGCCCGCCGGGGGCCCGCAGGTCGAGTACGTGCAGCGAGCACGGCAGCGGGGCGCCGCGCGTTCCGCTGACGCGCCCGTCACCCCGCCCGGAACCCGGCTCCAGCAGGTCGCCGAGCTGGTCGTACAGAAGCGGCAGGGCGTGGAGCATCATGGTGCCGCGATCCTGGCAGATGCGGCACGCGAGACGGTCCCACTCGCCATCGCGCAGACCGTACATGCAGATCGTGCAAACGGGGTTGACGGCGTCACGGGCGTGCATGGTTGTCTCCTTGCGATCGTGCGGGCGGGTCGGGCGGCAGGGGCAAAGGTCGTGGCACATCAGGCCGCGGCTGTTTCCCACTCGGGCCACTGACATCCGTCGAGGCCGCGGCGGTGAGTGTCAGGGACGACGACCAGAGGCCAGCCCAGATGGTGCAGGCCCATCGCCAGCAGGACATAGGCGTCGGCCTGGTCGTAACGGCCCGGCCCGTCGCACTCGACGCCGTAGCGGGCCCGCACAGCGTCCCGCACGGCGCCCTTCGCGCCGGACCCCTTGCCGGTGGCGTACAGGGCACGACAGGACGGCGGGACGACCGCGTAAGGGATGTCCCGGCGCCAGCAGGCGTGACGGACCATGACCCGCAGGCCGGCCAGATCCTCGTGCCGGTGCGCCACCCCGCCGCCGAACGACGGCCCCTCGATGACCACCATGTCGGCGCCGCGGATGTGGTCGGCGACCCGGTCGACAATGAAGGCCAGCCGCGGATGACCGCGCACACCCGTGCGGGGGCGGATGGTGTCGGTCCAGCCCTCCCCGGCCACGCCGGTACAGGTAAGGCTCAGATCCAGGCCGATCACCCGGGGAACTGCTGCCACGGGGTGCTGCTCGTGCTGCATCGAAACTCCCATCACGCTGCGGCCGAGACGCCGAGCCGGTTGAGGATCGTCGAAAACTGGTGCACGGCCTGCAGGTCGGAAACCTCGCCCGCCGTACTGCCGGGCGGCACGGCGATGCCCTTCATGCGGCAGAACCCCAGCTGCTTCACGCTCGCCGGACGGGCCCGCCACGGCGCCGAACGGCTGGCCAGCCACCGGCTGCCCATCGCCCTGGCCTGCCGCTCCAGCCACGCCTTCGCATCCGGCAGCGGCAGCGGCTCGTCCTGCTTCGGGCCGACCACACCGCGCTCGGGATCGAAGCGGCGCATCCAGTACGTGCGGTCCACCGGGTTGCGGACCAGGAAGACGAACACCGCATCACCGGCCGGGATGAACCACACGCCCGAGTCGGTCCGCAGCCAGCGGGCAGTCGACGTGTGGAACAGGTCGAACTCCTCGACCTGGACGCGGGAGACGTCCAGGCGGCACCGCGTCTCCTCCTCGGACGCCCGCGCCGCCTCACGCAGCGTCTGCTTCTCGTCGGACACGGTCACAGCCCGCCCGGTCAGATCCACGATGGAGGCGAGCTTGTGCCGGGTGGAGGCCCCCATCACGTCGAGGATCAGCGCGTCCGTCTTGCCCTCGGACAGGCGCAGCGCACGGCCCGCCATCTGGCAGTACAGGCCCGCCGACTTGGTGGGCCGGGCGATGACGGCGCACGACGTCCACGGCGCGTCGAAGCCCTCGGTGTTGCCCATCACCGTCACGGACCCACGCCGACGTGTGATGATGTTCCGCGTCTCCGTTCGGACGCACCACACCTTCTCGGGCTGCCACGGTGCGGTTTCCTTCTGGATGCGGTACCGCGGATCCGTGCCGCCCATCCGGTGCTCAGTGCGGGCGTGGAACCAGAGGCGGTACAGCTGCCGATGTCCGTCCCTCGGGGTGTAGTGAGGACGGTATGAGCAGGCCCACCCCCGGACCGCGGCGATCGCCTGCAGCTTCTCCAGAAGTGGAGACGTGCAGCCGTAGATGGCGAAGCCCTGGGGCAGCCCGTTCTCGGCCTGGCCGTGGTTCCCGTCGGCGTGCCACAGGCCGGTGAGCAGAGCGTCGAACTGTGGCTTACTCAGATTCCACAAAAGGTCTGACCCGGACTTATCCAGGTACGCCTCGAATCGCTTTACTCCGATACGGCGCTGCGACTTGCTACCAGTGCCGCGCGGCAGGGACCAGCGGATGTGCGGGATCCCGTAGTGCGACTTGTCGTACCGGCGGTGGTCGATGCCCACACGCTGAAGCAGGTCGTCGACCCACTGGACGATCCGCGGGTAGGTGACCGACTGGCTCATCGTGTACTCGACTCCGCCTCCAGGGCGGTTGATCGAGCCATCACCGAGCCAGAATCCGATGAGGGCGCACTCGTCCGTGGTCAGGTCGACCGGCTGCTCGGGCTCGGCCATGCCCGTCGTCGGAAGACCGACCAATCGACCCACCAGATCATCAACGGGTGCCTTTTTGTAGGGCCCGGAACGCGAGGTGCGGTACAACATCCTGTGGCGCCCGGTGACGCGGATGCTGCGGCGTGGCGTCTCCAGAACGTACATGTCCTCGTCTTCGCCGCGGTCGCGCACGACGACTTCATAGGGCTCTTTGAAGAACACCGACCCTTGGTCCCAGTTGGCGACCCGATGCGCAGTGGTCATTTCCCTGTGGGAGGTCCACCCCTTGTCGGTAAGAACCTCGGTTTCGGTGTCCAGGCAGAGCACCATGCAGTTCGCCAGCACCTGCACGTCGCCGCTGCGGTAGCGGTCCAGGGCGGCGGCCCGCTCATCGCGGCCCATGTCGCCCCAGACGGCCGCCGCCGGGATCCCGGCGGCGGTGAACGCCTCCGCCATGGACTGGGCCGTGGCCACGGTCGGCGTGAACACCACCCCGGGGCGGCCCGCCGCGTGCTCCTGGTAGGCGCGGGCGACAACAGGCCCTGCGTCGGAGTCCTCCAGGGCCTGGCCGAGCTGGCCGTCCTGTAGGTCGCCGGCACGGGTGCGCACCGCATCGAGGTCGAGGCCCTCGACGATGACGCGCTTGCCGCGCACGTCGCACAGGTAGCCGTCCTCGATCATTTCCAGGATGTCGAGGGTGAAGACGACCTCCTGCCAGACCTCGGCGAGGCCGCCGTCCGCGCGGGTCATGGTCGCGGTGAACCCGGCGACGGGCAGGCCGCGCCAGGCGCCGAAGTGTTCCAGGACGGTCATGTAGCTGGGGGCGGCGGCGTGGTGGCATTCGTCGACGATGACGACGCCGATGTCCCGGATGGCTTCGCGGCGCCGCTCGACGGCCAGCGTCTGGATGGAGGCGACGACGACGTCGACGTCCTGGTGCTCGTCGCGCTCGGCCTTGACGACACCGACGCGCAGGTCGGGGCGGACGGCGCGGACCTTGGCGGCGGCTTGGTCGAGGAGTTCCTCGCGGTGGGCGATGACCAGGGCGCGCTTGCCGTCGAGCTGGGGCAGGAGTTCGCTGATCAGGTTGGCGAAGACGACGGTCTTGCCGGCGCCGGTGGGGAGGACCACGGCGAGCCGGTTACCGGAGCCCTGCCATCCGGATATCAGGGCCTTGATCGCGTCGCTCTGGTAAGGACGCGGGGCGAACATCTCGGGCATTTCACTCATGACGGTCACCTCGGCTCGTCGTTGCGGGGTTTTGCGGGGATGCTGCGGGGTTGTCTGCGGGGATGTTGGGGATCTTCCAAACCTGCTCTGAGCTGGCCGTCTGCGGGGTTTGCGGGAATCTGCGGAATGTTTGGGGGGTCTTCGCATATAGAGACCGGCAACATTCGTGTTGATGCATCACGCTGCGTGTTGCGCGTGCCGTGTGTTTCGCGATCCCTATATGGGTGAGGTAGCACCACTCCCCGCAAAACCCCGCAACCCCGTATACGTGCAGGTCAGGGCCGGTTTTTTCGTTGCGGGAAAACCCCGCAGATTGCGGGGTTTTGTCGATCACCGGTCGGTCCCGGTGGCCTCAGTGGCGAGGTGCTGTTCGACGCGCCAGGTGTTCTGCTTCAGGTGGCTGTCGTAGACCATGACGACCTTGAGGTCCTCGAAGTAGCGGCCCTGCCGCGCCTTCAGCCAGTGGCCCAGCTGCTTCCCGGACGGCAGGTCTCCGTTGTGGAGCTGCGGCACGGTGTCCTTCAGGCCGAGCAGTGTCTTCGTGGTGACGGGCTCGCTGCCGAGCTTGTGGTGCCAGTCCGTCAGGAACGCCGCCCACTCCTGGGCCTCGTCGTCCAGTGCTGTGCTGGCTTCGCCGCGGTCGGCGAGCCAGCCGGGCACCTGGAGGTAGCTGAGGATCCCCGCGATGACGGAGGCCCACGACGAGTAGTCGCCCATGCGGGTGTTGATGGTCTTGGCGCCGGCGGCGAGCCAGCCGCGGACCATGGTGACGAGGGCGGCGACGACGGTGGATGCGTTGTCGGCGAGCCAGGAGCGCAGGTCGCCGACGGTGAAGTTGTCGCGCTGGTCGGGGTTGGGGCAGTCGGGGTCGAGGCGGACCCACAGGACGCGGCGGAGGTTGTCGCCGCCGGTGCGCAGGTTGTTGCCGGTCAGTACCCACAGCCGGTCGTTCGGCATGGTGACACTGCTGGTGCTCCCGAGGATCCTGTCGCTCCATGTGGCGTTCGTGACAAGGGAGGACAGGATGGGGCTCTTGATGATGTGCCCGTTGGGCAGGTTGTCCATGGCGATGACCGGGTCGCCGCAGTCCCACATCTTCGCCGTGATGGCCTTGCGCAGCTCGGCGTCGTTCTCCGCCCAGGGCGTCTCGGCGAGTCCGTACAGGCGGCCGAACACGTCCTTCAGGAGGGTCTTGCCGGAGCCCTGTGAGGTGCTGGTGATGACGACGAGCGGTGTCGGCCCCGGGCTGTAGGGCCGGATGATCGGGCAGAGGAGGGCGCCGAGGTACTGGGCGCGGTCGGAGTCGGCGACGAACGGGAAGTCGGCGAGCATCTGGTTCAGGACGATGGCCTTGGCCCTTGCGACGGATTCGTCGCTGACGTGCGGGGCGAGCCTGCGGATGGGTGTGCGCGGGTGCAGGTAGAGGCCGGTCGCGCGGTCGTAGCCGGGCGCTTTGACGAGCGTCCCGTCGGGCCGGACCACGGGAGAGGCGACGATTCCCCGCAGGGGCAGCAGGGGCCAGTCGCGGCGGCCGAGGATCGTGCTGCACGTCTTGGGCATGAGGAGTTCGCGGACTTCCTTGGTGCCCTCGGTGAACGGGTCTCTCACTACCTGGTAGGTGGTGACGTGGTCGCCGAGGTAGGCGCGCAGGTTGTCGGCCCCCAGTTGCTTGACCAGCGGGTTGCCCTGGTCGTCCTGGTACACCCAGCAGGGCCCTGTGGACCGCTTGTAGAGGTCGGGGAGCTGGCCGCTGGCCATGATGTCGAGGAGGCCGTCGATGGCGTCGGCTTCGTTGGTGATGTCCAGTTCGGGCTTGCTCTTGACGATGCGCAGGTCTGGCCCGCCGGCCGCCTCGTGCTCGTCGGGGACGGGCAGGGCGTCGGGGTCGAGGGCCAAGGAGCCGTCGGTGAAGGGATCGGCCTGACGGGGGACGGAGGACAGGCGCTGGCGCGGAGGCTCGGATCCGTAGCCTTTGCTGCGCAGTTCGGCGGCGGCGCGCTTGAACGCATCGGCAGTGGTGGCACCTTGGGTGAGCAGGGTGTAGGCGGCGAACTTGTCGTAGGGGGTTTCGGCGTCGAAGACGGTGGAGGTGGAGAAGACGTACAGGCGGTCGCGGTCGGCGGCGTGGCCGGTGGTGGCCGAGATTCCGCGTGGCTTGTCCTTGCGCCGCCAGTAGGTGGTCCGGCCGCGGGTGAAGAGCGGATCGAACTCCTCGCCGATGATCTCGGACCAGTCGGCTTCGTTCTCGAAGTCGTCGCCGGGCCGCACGTACCCGGCGGGCAGTTCCCGCTTGGGCCGCGGCGCGGTCTTGGCCCGCTCTTCGGTGGGCATCGCGTCGTGCGCCCGGCACAGGGCGTACAGGGCGTCGAGGTCGTCGGGGGTGACGACGGCCATGGTGGCGGGGTGGCCGGCCAGTCGCAGGTAGGGCTTGCCGCTGGGGTGTGTGGTGCCGTGGGAGGGGGCGATGACGACGAAGCCGCCTTCGCCGCGGGTCTCGATGAGCACCCGCACGATCTTGGTGTTGGGGCGTTCGGCGAGGCGCTGGCGTTCTTCGGGGGTGTATTCGTCTTCGCGGGCGAGGCGGCGTGCGAGCTTGGTGTTCCCGGCGGCGGGCCTGCCTTCGACGACGACCTTGTAGTGGACGCCGCCGGAGGGCGACTGGTCGGCCCAGCCGGTGGTGACGGCCTCCCAGAGGTCGCCGAGCCCGCTGTTGTGGGCGAGTTCGCCGACCTCGTCGAGGACGCCTTCGCGGACCGCGATGCCTTCGAACTCGATCAGTTCGATGTTGCCGGAGACGGCGCCGGTGACGATGCCGATGCCGGTGCGGCGGCCGTCGCCGAACCACTGGTCGTGCTCTTCCGGTGTGGACCTGTTCACCTTGTAGGGGGTCCAGGTGCGGACGTCGGGGGCCTTGGTGCCGTCCGCTTTGACGGGCAGGACGCACAGGCCGGCGTCGTGGAGTTCGGCAGCAGCCTGCCGCAGGGCGGCTGGCTCGGCGTCCAAGGTCACGGCGTGCTTCTTTCGCTGGTGCGGGTGGTTTGGGGGCGGCGGCCTCGGGGCGGGCCGCGGTGGGCGGGGCGCGGGGCCGACCGGGGGCTCTCACGCGACGTACCAGCTCTCGCGTCGCCGGCCGACGGACCCGTTGGTGTCGCTGGCGTTGGCGGAGCGGCAGCGGTGGTCGCAGAAGGCGGCATCGGAGCGCTTCCGGAGCCGGCGGTGCGGGCCGCCGCGGGTGGCGCACGGTGCCCCGGCGCGCTGGCAGTCGTCGCACCAGTCGATGGGATCGATGTAGTCGCCGCACCAGGCGCAATGGCGGGTGCCGTCGGCGCGGACGACGGCCTGCGCGGCTGCGCGGGAGGCGTACCGGTTTCGCATTACGCCGCCTCCCGCTGCTGCATCCGCCACCGCTGGCGGGGCGTGGTGCCGCCGCGCACGCCGGCCCGCTGCCGGAAGTGCTGACCGCCCTCTTCCTCCATGGCGGCGTCGAGGCAGGGCCGGCGCACGGGGCAGCCCGCGCAGACCCGCTTGGCGGCGTTGACGTCGGCGGCGGCGTAGCTCTCGGGCGTGAAAATGTCCGGGGCCGTCTGGGCGCAGATCGCCTCGTCGCGCCAGGTGTCGGCCCTCATGCCGCGGCCCGCATGTCGCGGATGAGGTCGTGGACGTAGGCGGGGGCCATGCCGAGCCGGGACGCGATCTCGTGCTCGGAGATCCCGAACGAGTCGAGGTACCGGATCTCCCGGCGGCGGTACGCGCTGAGCTGGTTCCGGTTCGGTTCGGCGTCGTCCCCCATGTTGGGCTCGCATGTGGGGTCGTCGATGTCATCCCAGGCGCCGAGCTGGACCCAGCCGTTGCGCTTGGCGACTCGTCGGGCGACCGCGCGGGCCTGGGAGGGGATGCCGTACTGCTCGGGCGTGTAGGCGATCAGGCGGCGGCAGCCTGCTTCGACTTTCCGTGCGGTTCCCGCGGTGACCTGGGTCGCGTGGGCGAGGTCGCCGAGGGGGCGGCTGTGGATGCCGATGACACCGCTGAGGACGGTGAACGGCCAGCCGGCGGCCACAAGGGCCTGGATGCGGCGCCGGGTGCCGGTGGCGTCGATCCGGGCCCCGTCGGGGATCTTGCAGTCTTCAGGGCGGACGCCGAGAAGCGCTGCGGCGGATTCGGTGCGCAACCGGGCCGCGGGGCGCTGGCCCTGGACTCCGTACAGGAGGCGGGCGAGCGTCGCGGTGGAGACTCCAGCGGCTGCGGCGATGCTGGGGGTGCTGGCGCCGGCGCGGCGCAGGTCTTCGACGTGGCGGCGGACGGGCGCGGCATCGACAAGAGGCTGCCAGGTGCCATAGGCGATCCGCCGGTAGCGGATGCGGTTGTATTCCAGCCCCTTGGCGCGGCAGGGGTGGCAGTTGCAGCCGTGGTGCTTGTGCCGGGACAGGCTGCCGTGCGGCGGCAGCGGCCGGGTCGCGGTGCTCATCGTTCCCCCTTGGCGTTCCAGATCTGTTCACAGACGGAAAGCGCGGCCTCGTCGTGGCCGGGCCGGGTGTCGACGTCGGCGGGGTCGTCGAGGGGTTCGCGGCCGACGAGGAAAGCCCACTCGGAGCCCGCGGCCGGGCGACGTGCAACACGGGTCGCGGCGGCCTCCATGCGCCGAACCAGCGCCTCCTGGCGGCGGACGCCGACCCAGTTGTGTACGGCGTAGGCGAGGAGCGTGAAGCCCGTCGAGCCCAACAGCAGGGCGACGTTCGTGGCGCTCATGCGGCCGTCCTCCGGCGCGGCGCGTACTCGGCGAGGACGTACTGGCAGATCCGCTTGCCGTGGGTGGCGGGCGAGGTGGAGGTGACCTCGCCGACCTTGACCAGCAGCGGGTTCTTGCGGCAGCACTCGGACCGCAGGTACAGGCCCGCGGCGCCGTGGGCGAGGCTCGGCAGCAGGTCGCGGATCTCGTTCATGGAGAACGGGCGGCCGTCGCTGCCTATGGCCTCTACGGCCTGGCGGATGAGCGCGGCGTCCCAGTCGGTGACGGTGGCGTACAGGGCGCGCAGTGTCGCGTCGGCCCGGTCGCGAGCCTGCTCGGATGTGATGCTCATGGCGTGTGCTCTCCTTGGGGTGGCGGCGCCCCGCCTGATGGCCGCAGGCGGGGACGGCCGCTGGTTACTGGGACCGCAGGGCGGTGCCGCGGGTGCGGATGTAGTCGCCGAGGCTGGTGCCGTCGCCGGTGGCGGGGTCGAGCATCGGGGTGGCCTGCAGGCCGCGGGATTCGACTTCGCCGTACAGGGCGAGCAGCCCGTCGTAGGTGGCGTCGTCGGCGGTCGCCCGGTCGATGTAGGTGGACGGGTCGACGGGCGTCGCGCCGTCGTTGAGCCAGTCCAACAGCGTGGCCGCCAGCTGCTTGCCGTCGGGCTGCTCGACGGTCTGGCCGTGCAGGGCCGGGCAGCGGGACTTGATGACGGACAGCGTGTTGTTCACGTCCATCTGGGCGACGACGTCGAACTCGTACTCCACGCCGCGGCGCTGCTCGGGCCGGGTGCCGATCCGCTTCGGCTCCAGAGAGCCGTTGCCGTTGCGCTCCAGGGACCATTCGGTGTGGGAGCGCATCGTGGCGACGACGTGGCCGGGATAGGACAGCAGGGCGTCGACCATGGAGTTCTGGAGCGGGGTGCCCTCTTTCCAGCCGCCGAAGGTGTTCTTGCCGTAGCGCTCCTTGGCGGCCTTGTCGACCTGTTCGAGGGTGCCGTCGGTGCCGGACCAGAAGTGCGAGAGGGAGTCGACGAGGACCGCGCCGTAGCCGGCGGCTGCCGCGGCGGCCAGGGCCTTGATGAGGTTGCGCGGGTCGAACGAGGTCAGCTGCAGGGTGTCGAAGGAGATGCCGTTGATGCCCGCGTACTTGGAGGCGGCGCCGCGTTCGGTGTCGATGACGGCGAAGCGGGCGTTGAGGCCGTGAGCGATGCGCAGCCCGGTCCAGGTCTTGCCGGAGCCGGAGACGCCCATGAGAGCGAAGCGGGCCTTGGCCTTCTCGCGGGTGGCGGGGGCGAAGGAGAAGTCGGCGGTGCCGAAGTCGTCGCCGGCGGGCCGCTGTCGGCGGTTGTTGACGGCGTCGGAGATGCTGGCCATGAAGGCTCCTAACGGGCGGGGTGGAGGGATCGGGTGGTGCCGTCGTCGTTGGCGACGCGGTAGGCGATGCGCCGGCCGAGGTGGACGGCGTTGCGGCCGGTGCCGAGCGCGGCCAGGACGTGGCTCTTAGCCTTGGTGTAGGCGGCATCGGCGGCCCGGTAGTGGGCGCCGGCCTTCTCGTACTGCTCGGCGACGGGCCCGGGGATCTCTACGTCTTCGCGGTCGTAGCGGTCGGGCTGGCGGCGCAGGGTGTCGTAGGTGCGGTCGCTGTCGTCGATGTCGGGCCGGACGCCGTGCCGCACGTCGTGCAGGAAGGTCTGTGCCGCTTCGCGCATCAGCAGGGCGTCGGCCTCGTCGTAGTCGACGTACAGCTCGCGGTAGTCCCAGCCGCTGATCAGGACAGCGACGTGGGCGCGCTCGCGCAGGCCGAGGGTGTCCTGCTGCCAGATGACCTGGCACCGGTAGTGCAGCGGCACCTGGTCGCTGCCGTCCGGGCCCCATTCGCCGTCGTCGAACGGGCTGGTCTTGATCTCGACGATGCGGCTGCCGTGGAGCCGATCGGGGGTGGCGCGCTGCCAGGGGCGCTCGGCGTGCTGCCAGGTGCCGGTCTCCAGGAGCGGGTGCTCGGGGTGGCGTTCGGCGTACTCCTCGGCGACGTCGTCCTCAAAGCGCACGCCCCACTTGGTGAACGGGTTGGGTTCGAAGGGCGCGACGGGCAGGCCAGCCTTCTTGTGCCACAGCTCGTAGCGGTTGGTCCAGGTGCTGGGGTTGAGGTTCAGCACCGCGGCGATCTCGGTGGCGGTGATGCACAGCCCGCCGCGGACCTCCTCCCACTCCGGCGATCCGGGCGTGAAGGTGCCGAGCAGGACGCCGGTCGGGACGAAGGCCGGCGCGGTCACTGGCCGGCCGCCTTCGGGACGGCGCGGTCGAAGGAGCAGGGGATGCAGTCGGGGTGTCCGCAGTCGGTGCTGTGCTGGTGCTCGACGGCGCGGTTCCAGGCGTAGCCGTGGTGCAGGACGACGGCGTGCAGGACGGGCGTGTACTGGCTGGGGTCCTGCAGCCGAAGGTCGGCGAAGCAGGCGTTGTGCGCGGCAGCGTCTTCGAGAGCTTCGGCGAGGCTGTCGTGGGGGTGGATGTCATCGATGCCGAGGATCCACACGGCCCACTCCTGCTCCGCGTAGCCGACGCGCTGCCGGTCGGGGCCGAAGAGGCGGGTACGGGTGCTGGTGTTCATGTGACCTGCTTTCGGGTGTGGGGTGCCTGGCCGCCCGCGGCGGGAAGAGTGCGGGCGGCCGGCGGGGTGGGTGACTCAGAAGAGGTCGAGCGCCTCGGGCGGCGGGTAGAGGCGGGTCAGCTGGTGGCGGCTGGTGACGTCGTCCCAGGTGTGGGGGCCGTCGCGGCTGCCGTCGTTGTTGATCCGGTACAGGCGCGGGCCGTCTGGGTCGAGGGCGAGGACCCACTTGCTGCCCAGTTCGTCACGGAAGCGGGCGAGGTCGTCGGGGTTCATGTCTTGGCTGCCTTGGCGGGGTCGCGGACGGGCACGACGAGGTACTGGTAGGTGGGGTGGTTGATGTCGGCGTGGATCAGTGCCGGGCGGGCGTGGGTGGTCAGGTCGATGGCGACGTCGCCGTCGATCGGGGCGAGCCCGTCGAGGAGGTAGCGCGGGTTGAAGGCGACGTCGAAGGTGTCGGCGCCGTCCAGGCGGCAGTCGATGCGCGCCGCGCCAGTGGCTCTGGGGTTGCGCAGGGCCTGCAGGGTCATGTGGTCGCGGACGATGGCCAGTTCGACGGCCTGGTCGCCTTCGAGGAGGAGGCTGATGCGTTTGACGGTCGCGGCGAGTTCGTCGGCGTCGCAGGTGACGGTGGCCGTGTATTCCGTGGGGAAGGCGGCGTCGGCGTTGGGAAACTTGTCGACCGACAGGAGGCGGCTGACGGAGGTGCGGCGCCCGGCCTGGATGCCGGCGGCCCGCCCGGTCAGCGCCAGGTCGACGTGGTCGGCGCTGCCGGCGGTCTTGGCGATGTCGACGAGGGCCCGCCCGGGCAGCAGCGCGGTCACAGCATCGTCGGCGGGCTGCCAGGGGATGCGCTGGACGGCGACCCGGTAGCGGTCGGTGGCGGTGAAGGTCAGGTGCCCGTCGGTTTCGGGCCGGATGCGGATGCCGCCGAGTTCCGGCAGGGCGGCCACCGCGGCGTCCACGGCCACGGCGACGTTGGCGACGGCGCTGGCGAACAGGATGGCCGGCACGGTGCCGGAGATGGGTGGCATGGGCGGCAGTGCCGGATACGCGGCGGTGTCCAGTAGGCCGAGGCGGAAGGTGTTGGCGCCGCCGACCACATCGACGCCGGACTCATCGCCCGCCAGATCGACTGGTACCGGCGGCAGCGCGCCCACAATGTCGGCGAAGATCTTGCCGGAGACTGCGGCCCGTCCCGGCGTGAGCACGTGCGCATCGACGGTCACCGACGCGGCGGTCTCCACCGAGTTGTAGGCCACCGTCAGCGCGTCGCCATCGGCGTCCAGCAGCACGGCCAGCGCGGTCGGATCGGCGGCCGACGGCGGAATGTGGCGGGCGACCCAGCGGGCCGCCTCAGCCAGCTCCGCCTGCTCTACGGTGAGTTTCACGACGCCTCCTCCCATCCGGCGCGCAGGGTGCGGTGCTGCTGTTCGGTGATGAGGCCGGCAGCCAGCCAGTCGTCTTCCAGCGAGCCCTGGACGGGTCCGTCGCCGATGCACTTCGCGCAGGCCGGCGCGGGCACGATCTCTTCCGGGCCGGCGGGCTGCGGGTTGAAGTCGGCGGGCGGCGGGGTGCCCCATTTCCAGGCGGCGATGCCGGCGTCCCTCACGGTCTGCTGGTCCCGGCGGATCCGCTCGGCGACCTCCGGGTAGAAGAAGCCGATCTCGTCGAGCTCGTTCGGCTTCGCATAGCAGCCGCAGGTGCAGTCGCCGGACATGTGCAGGTTCGCGGTGACCTCGTTCAGCGGCAGCGCCTGCTCGAAGCACATGCGGTGCGGCTCGTGCCGGTGGACCTTGTGGCAGCGCCAGCGGGCCCGGTATTCGCGCATGTGGGCGTTGGTCCAGTGCACGAGCGCCGACACCCACACGATGCCGCCCCTCGGCCCGATCTCCTCGGCGTTACGGAACCGCTTGTCGGATTCATCCCAGCGCATCCCGGCGACGTACAGCACCTTCTTACGGGCACCGTCCGTGCCGACGTACTGCTTGCGCAGCGCCTGCAGCGGCTGGTCCTTGAGCCGCATGTACATCACGTTGTGCGGCTGGCCGCCTCCGCCCGGCCCGGGAAAGCCGCGCCACACCGACCGGCCGACGTTCGGCGGCCGGGTCGAGCGGACGTTGCCGAGGATCAGGTCGAGGTAGGTGACGCGCGGGTGCAGCTCCAGCAGCGTCGTGGACCACCTCGCGGCGACCTCACGCACGTGCTGGGTGGTCTGCGGGATGGCGATGCCGGTGTTGACGTGCACCATGCCCTGGAAGTGGTGGCGGTGCTGCGGCCGGTCGGCGAGGTAGCGGCGCAGCATGTGCGTCAGCACGACCGAGTCGTTGCCGCCCGAGTACAGGCCGAACAGGCCAGCGAGTTCGCGCGGGCCGTGGTTCTGTACGCGCCCGCTGCTGCTCTCGGTGATCGCCTCACCGGTGCTGTACTGGACGATGACCTGGTCGAGGAGGTCGAAGGTGCGCTGTTCGGCCTCCTCCAGGGTGCGGGCCTTCCACGCTTCGTCGTCGGATGCCTTCGGCGGCTTCTTCTCCAGGCCGTCGGGCATGCCGGGCAGCATGCCTCCGCCGTCGCGGGCCTTCGACCTCACTGGACGTCTCCGTCCTCGTCGAACGGCAGCGTCTCCGCCTGCGGCGCGGCCTCGGGCGTCTCAGGCTGCTCGGCGGACGGCCAGGCGGACAGGCGGCCGGTGCCGGTGACGGCGGACGGGGGGAACAGTTCAAGCTGGGTGTGCTGCATGCTGGTCTCCATGGGGTTGGTCGCCGGGCGGGCCGGGCTGGTCACGGCCCTCCCGGCGGGTCAGGCGGCGCCGGGCTCGTAGACGGCGAGGCGCTGACGGGCGGCCCGCAGGTCTTCGAGGGCGCCGGAGTAGTCGATGGCCGCGCGGTCGAAGTCGGCCTCCAGTCGGGCGCGTTCGGCCCGCAGCCGGTCGTTCTCGGCGGTGAGCCGCACGACGGTGCACACCAGGTCGTCGCACTCGGCGCGCAACTGCGCCGGGGTCTTGCCGCGGTGCCGGGCCCGGGAGCGGACGGCGGCGAGCGGGGACCTCATGCCGCCACCTCCAGTACGGCGGCCATGTGACGCAGCAGGCCAGCAGAGTCGCAGCGGCAGACCACGCCGACCTCCGGGGAATCGCTGTGGTCGGGGCACGCGGCCTCGAAGCGGCCAGCAGCTTCACGCAGGGCCCTGGCGTCGCCGCAGCGGAGCCGGTCCCGCAGCCGCGCCACTTCGTTCTCCAGCTCGACGGCGATGCGCCGGGCCTGCTCCAGCTGGGCTCGCAGCTCCTGCTGCTCCTTGTCCGCGACGGCCTTCGCGGCGTCGGCCAGCACGTCACCGAGGTCGGGGACGACGGGCTGCTGCTCCTCGTACACCCGCCACGCGTCGCGAAGGGCGGTGAAGTACTCCCTGAGCCGCTTGTGGTCCTGTGTGAGAAGGTCGTCTGTGAGGAGGTCGTCAGCCACGGCGCGCCTCCAGCTCGCTCACCCGCTGCTGAATGCGGCCGAGGTTCGCGGCGAACGTCTCCTCGGGGTTGTCGACGACGGAGGCGAGCGCGGTCAGCGCGGTGATGGCCACGTCGCACAGCTCATCGGCGACGTCCTCAAGGCTGTGCGTCACGCCCTTGCGGGGGTTCTGGCCGGTCATGCCGATGACCGCCTTGGCAACCTCCCCCATCTCCTCGCTGACCTTCAGGATGCGGAGGGTCTTCTCGTGCTCGCTGCGGCCGTTCGACTCGTCCAGCCAGGCCGCGAAGCCATGGATCGCGGGCCACAGGTCGACGGCCGGTTCTTCGGCATCGGCCTCGATGCGGTCCTGGCAGTCCGGGCACAGCCCGGTGATGCGCCACTCCGCCTCGTACTGGCCGGCCTCGTCCTCGTTCCAGAAGACTCGGACCGTACCGTCTTCGCTGATCAGCGGCTTGCCGCAGCCGATCGGCGGCTTGAGGCAGCGTTCCTCGCGCACCGCGTCCGCGGGCAGGTCGCCACCGGAGAGGGTGGCCAGGATGTCGGGAATGCTCATGCCGCCACCTCGCCTGTCACGTCGATGTGGGTGAGGCAGATGCCGCCCGCGTAGCCCTCGACCGAGACGACGGCCGCGCCGTGGCCGAGCGTCCAGGCCGGGGTGCGGGTCACGGTCACCAGCCGCGTGCAAGGGTCGGAGTCATCCGGGGCGACGTAGCCGCCGGACTCCTGCCGCTCGCGGACCGCCACGGCGAGCGGATGCTCCGGGCGGACGCAGGGGTACGCGATGACGGGCGTACCGACGGGGTATCGCTTGTTCCACTGCTCGGCGTTCATGGCTCAGTCCTCGTCGCAGTAGTCGTGGGTGTGGGCGCGGCCGGTCTTGTGCGGCTTCTTCGCCTTCGGCTTGGCGGCCTTGCTGCGGGAACCCCGCGCGCCGGGGCCGGGCTTGAGCGGTGCGGACACCGCCGTCGGGGCCGCGGCCAGGTCGTCGCAGTCGTCGTCCTGGTCGGTGCACGCCGTCAGCGCGGACGCGGCCAGCGGCAGCGCGACGAACGTGGCGGTGGTGCGGAGCCGGTTCACTGGTTCCCCCCGTTGTGTCGCGGCCCGTGCTGGAGCCGCCAGTTGGTGTGGTCGGCCTGCTGCTGCTCGACGGTGCGGCGGGCCGCGTCGCGCTCGTGCGTCAGGTCGTCGACCTGCTGCTGCAGCCGGGCGATCTGCGCGGTGCAGGCCAGGGCCAGCAGCAGGCACAGGGCGTAGGCGTCGGCGGCGGTCATGAGGCACCGCCGTTCGCGAGCTTCAACAGCACTGCGGCGTGGCAGTGATCGGGCTGGCCCGGCTGCGGGAGCGGGCAGGTGCAGGCGAGGTCCTTGCCGCGCAGCAGGTGCAGGTCGGCGAGGATGCGGCGCCGGTCGAAGACCTGCTTGCCGATGCGGTAGGTCTGCTCGTACCAGCCGCCCGCGGTACCGACGCGCAGCCACTCGGCGAAGTTCACCGTGACCGCGCTGCGCGGCTCACCCATCCCGGCCTCGATCGCGTCCTTGATCGTGAAGGGGTTGCCGAACCGGGACGGCCGACTGACGACCACGCAGTTGGTCGGCTTGCGCCAGCCCTCGGCGCGCCGGAGCTGGATGCGGGTCGGGGTCACGCGGCCCTCACCTCCGCCAGGGCCGGGGCCCACAGCTGCACGACCGCCTCCGGCTCGGGGCGCGGCTTGCCGTGCTCCGGCTCCGGCCACGTGAAGACGACCGCGATGCGGGCCGGGTCGTCGACGTACAGGTGGCGCTCGCCCCGGTCCTCGCCGAACAGCTTCAGCGCCGCCATCGCGTCGTCCGGATTTGCCGTCGCCAGCTCGCCGTAGAACACCGGCAAGCCATCAGGCATCGACCCGATCTCCCAACCGCAGGTGTCCGGGAGGCGGGTCTGCTCCTCCGCCAGGTCGCGGAAAACCCGGGCCGCCACCGCCACCAGACGTGCTTCGCGGGTCACGACGCACCTCCGCAGGTCCAGCCGGGGTAGTCGGCGGCGGTGCTGCAGCACTCGGGGTGCTCGACAGCCAGCCGGGCGAACGCGGCATCGGCGGGGTCGAGCATGTGGTCCATCTCGCATGCCGGTGTGCACTTCGCGGCGGGGGCCTCGACCGCGGGGCGCGGGGTCGTCATCGCCATCACCGCACCTCCGTCCACGAACCGCGGTGCACGGTGCGCTGCACCAGCACGGCGTCCTTGCCGCTGCTGCGGTACAGGTCACGCCGGAAAGTGGGGGCGTCGGGGGTGAAGTCCTGGTCGCTGATCTCGTCCCGGTCATGGCAGTGGCAGGTGCCGACGGGGAGCAGGACCCCGTACTCGGTGGCCTCGTCGGAGGTCAGGGCCGCCAGCGCCTTGGCCTTCTCACGGTGCAGGTCCTCGCCGAGCCGGACGTATTCGACGCGCAGGCGGTCGACCTCACGGGACGGCGAGGTGTCGGCGATCGCCGTGCTCGCCTCGCGATGCGCCCGCTCCAGCAGGACAGTCAGCTTGGCGAGCCGGATCCGCAGCCGGTCGACCTCGGCGGCCAGCTCACGCCCGGCCGCACGCAGCTTGGGGGTGGAGGCGGCCGAGTCGCACAGCAGCTCGTTGATCTCGGCGCGGCGGCCGGGGGGCAGTTCAGGCATCGTCGCCACCACCCTCGGCGGCCATGCGGCGTACCTCGTCCGTGGCCCACTGCACCCCGCTGTTGAACCGGTCGGCGTAGTCGTCCAGAGGTTCAGCGGCGTCCACCGCGTCAGCGGCCTCGCGCAGCACCTCGGCGCGGAAGGCGGCGGCCAGTCGCTCCGCCTTCGCGAACCCCTGCTCGTTCGGCAGGGCAGCCAAGCAGAAGCCGATCAGCTCGTCGCGGGCGCTCATGCCGCACCTCGCACAACCAGCGACCCGCGAGCGGGCACCGTGGCCAGCACCTTGTTGGCGCGGGCGATCTGAGCCTGCTGGTGCTGCCGGGCCTCCTCGAAGCGCGGGCCGGTGCACAGGTACAGCGCGTCTACCGCATCCGCCTGCAGGCGCACAGCGTCCGTCACGTACTGCGGGAGACGGCGGGCCTTGAAGGCGGTCACCGCGTCGGGAACCGGGACGGGGATCGGGTTCGCGTTCACGCCGCACCCCCGAGCTGCCCCTGCGACGGGTAGCGGTCCGCGTAGAAGCGGGCCCACGTCTCCTCGAACACCGGCAGGTCACGGCGGGTCCACGCATACGTCTCACGGATGCTGCCGTTGGGCAGATCCGTCTGCCGCTTCCCCGGCTTGCTCCCGTGCCGCTCCTCGTACAGCGCCGCGGCGCGCCGGCCGAACCAGGACTGCACCGACTCGATGTCCTTGCGCTTCAGGCCCTTGGACTTCAGGAAGTCCGGGACGTACAGGGGCGTGTCCTGCGGGCTGGTCTCCGGCTCCTCGCCGAGCGCCTTCGCCGCGACCAGCCGGGCCTTCGTCTCCAGCCACGCCGCATCAACGATGCCCTCCGCCGCCTTCAGCACCCGCATCCGGGCCTCGGCCAAGACCACGCCCTCGGCGGCCTCCGAGCGGGCCTCCGGTGCCGCGGCCTCCTCCACCTCCAGCAGGTAGGTGCGAACCCGGCGGGCGACTTCCGACTCGGTCAGCAGCTGGCCGACGTTCAGGATCGCGCGGCGGGACAGGACGGTCAGCGACCGAGCCTTCGGATTTGCGTCCGTCAGGTTGACGGAGACAAACGCCCGGTACTCCTCGCCGCGCAGCACCCGCAGGCCGTTGTCGGCGAGCTCGTCGCGGTTGCGGCGGATGACGCTCTCGATGGCGTCGACGTCGACCTCGAAGTAGGAGGCGACGGAGGGGATGTCGGCGTGCACGCCGTCCGGCAGCAGCGCCAGCGCCTTCACCTTGTCGAGCACATCGACGCGGCCGGCGGTCTGCGCCCGCATCGTGCGGGACTCGGTCAAGACCAGCTCACCCGGCCGGTCTGGGATCATGTGGGACACGGGGTCCTCTTCTCTCTCGCAGGTTGGATGCGTGCAGAGGGGTGGATCTCGAAGGCCCCGGCTGCCGGTGACTCGCCAGAAACCGGCGGTTGGGGCCGCATGCCGCTAGGCGGCGGCCTTGACGGGTCGGGCGGCGGCCTTCTTGCGCGGTCGACGGACGACGCCCGGCTTGGCCGGCACGCGGTGCAGGCGGCGGATCTCGCGGCAGTCCTCAAGGCTGAACTTCAGGAACTTGCCGAGGCGGGTGTGAGGCAGGCCGCCATGGATAGCCCCGTCGCGAAGCCAGCGCTCACCACATCCGATGATCTTTGCCGCCGGGCCGACGTTGAACAGCGGCTCTTCCTCATCCAGTCGAGCCTTGGCGGCCTCTACGAGTACCGCTTCATCAGCAGCGATGGTGGGGGGTGTCTTGCTGGGCATGTCACCTCTTCTCTGTGGACTCCTCCTGTGCGAGGAGCTGATCGTCGGTAGCGCCGAGGTAGTTGCGGAGCGGTGCATAGGTGTCCGGTCTCATGCGCCGCCGGGTGCCGGTCTCCAGCCGCTGGAGGTAGCTGCGGCTGATACCGGCCGCCCGGGCGGTCTCCCGGAGCGCGAGCCCTTGGCGCATGCGGATGGCTCGTATTGCCGCCCCGTTCACCTGGTAGGTGGCTGGGGGTGGTTCCATGACGAGAATGTAGCCGCTTCTTCTAGCTGTTTCTAGTAGTACATGGCAGTAACTTGCACTCGGTCGACTAGCCAGGCAAGGAGGGCGTCAAGAAACGAGACAGCTTCCGGCTGTTCCTAGCTGTTCCTGGCAGGTGCTGCGAAGATGAGAGCCATGGCCGCCCCCCAAGACCGCGCAGCCCTCCAGCGACTAGCCCGCCTGGTCGCCGAGCGGCGCACGCAACTCGGCATGCACAAGATCGACGTGGCACGCGCTGCGGAAACTACGATCACGACATACAGAAAGATCGAATCGGGTGAGCCCGTCAGGGACGTCACCTACGGCAAGATCGAACCGGTACTCAATTGGGCACCCGGCACCTGCCGCGACATCCTCGACGGAGCCGTCGGCGCGACCGCCGTAGAGCGATCCCCCGCAGCCAGCTACGTCTACTCTCCTGTGACGGCCGATGACCTTCAGGGCGACTTCGAGGACTCCGTCCAGGAGGCGCTCATCGCCGTCGCGGACGGCTTGACGTCCGCCGAGATCCGCAAGATCAAGCAGCAGGCGGTCGAGGCGCTGCGGCGTCGCGGCCGCCTACCTGCACCTGATGACAATTGATCGCAACTGTCGTACAACCTTTGCGTTTTACCGTTTCGTAACCACTGAAGTCACAGACGCACCGGCCAATCTCGGTCACAAAATCCGTTGAACGTGACACCATCGGTAGCCACTTGGGAGGTCCCTCGTCCCGATCAAGGGGGGACCATGCACGACCGGATGGTGACGGCTGACCTGGGCCCCGGCTTCGCAGCCCTGCGAGGCCGGGTGAACGGCGAGTTGGTATGCCTGGTGACGCCACGAGTCACACACGACGAGGAAACGCGCAAAGCAGTCCGCGGCCTGATCAAGCGCCAGGGAGGCGACTGCGCCTCCTGCCGCGGCTGCATCATAGGAACGAGCGAGTAG